TGTTTTCGCCAGAAGACCCGAGGCACTTGAAGAATGTTTTCGTGTTTGCATTGATCAAACCTTCGTTCATCACGAAAATGTCTGATGTATTAGAACTAACTTCGCGAGTTACCGTAGCCGAGAAAGTGGTTACACCGTTCGATTTTTCGATGAAGACATTCGCAGAGCTATCGAAATTTCCACTCATTTCATTGATGGTCAGAGTTCCGGTGGCTGAGACATAGGACTTGACGTTGGCAGTAAATGTAGGTGAAGTATTAGAAGTACCCTGATAGAAGTAGTCTGTCGCTGCTGCGGTATAAGTCGAGTTAGGTACAACAGTCAGAATCTTTTCCGAGTTAAGGACTATCTTGTTTCCCTTCTGGGCAAAACCATTCATGGCAATGTCGTCAAAGAAGATTCTTGCCATCTTGTGTGGTCGCAGATTATTCGCATCAAAGGCAATATCCTGCTTCCTCATATAAGGAATCAGGGTAGATTCACTCAAAATAGTCGTTTGTGTTATGTCAGCCATTGCTTATACCTTATTTTAACCTGATATTGCCTTTGAGGGTACGTCCACCACCACCCGCAACTACTGGTGCGGTGTAAACTGGCAACGATGAACTTGGTGCCGGTGGTATTGGTGCAGGTGTAGTTCTATTCGTTAGAGTTAGAATCAATGCAATCTGGTCAAATACACTGAGTTGCGAATTGCGAAGCGGTGGAGTGATGAAAGAGCCAGATGGAATCAATGGTGGTTGTGCCGGTGGTGCTAATGGAATATTTAGCGCAGTATTTGCAGCCGGTGGATCAACACCGGGAGTCGTCGTAATAATTCCACCCGCATCCCTAGAAGGTGTTGGAACCGTTGGACTTGGAGGAGCCTCAACAACTCGTTCAGCCGCGCGTTCAGAATTGTAAATCTGTCGAACACGATCATCAATTTCTGGTGCGCGAAGCACATCAGGCTTAAGAATTTCTGATACCCAGAAATCCATTTCAGGAGACAACACAACATCACCAATAAACTGAGCAAACAAGAACGGTTGTACGGAAACTAGTTTGTTACTTGTAACGGGTTGTATAACCATAGGCTCTTCTGTAAAGTTCAAAGTGACTGTACGATCATTCAATCTCAATCCAGTATTGCCGGTTAGCTTCATGCCAAACGGAACATTGTTGATCAATGGTCCCATTTCGCCAGAATCCATGGAACAACTGAAATCTGGGTCTTTAAAATCTGCAATGTTGAAATTGTCGAATCCTTCACCGATGATACCGTATTTGTTCTTTTCAGTTCCATCTTCGTATTTCGTAGGATCACCCAAGGCTAATCCTTCGATGTTGTTGAGAGAAGTGTAGTATTCCAGAGACTCAACACGCTTGTCGATGCGCGATATATCCTTCATCGTATAGCGACGATTTTCATTATACTTGAGTCGAATATCTTCGATAGAAGCGACGAATGGAGCGAGGTAAATTGTATACAAGGTCATTGCATCTTCACTATCATCCGGTGGGATTGGAGCAGGAGAAGCAACACCCTTTAGAATACGGAATTCCTTGTTCTTCGAAAGAACAAGTTTGTCGATTCGCGGCAGATAGTAGTCGAAGCTGAGTTCTGTGGCTGAATTAGGATCAGGAACGATTCCAGTGTCGAGCGTACCATCACTCAAACCAATGCGCCGAGTTGGACGGAAATCTAAGCAATCGCGCAAGAAATAAGCACCCGACTTATCGGAGAAGTAGACAGGAATTTGCCCATCTTCGTAAATGGATTGCTCATATGAATCCACCGAGAAGTAGGTTGCGCCTGCGGGATATGTGTGCTGATAGAAATCTACATGTACCGTGAGTCTTGCATTAGGGCTTGGATATCCCTGCTTAAGCGTGATCTTGGCATGTTCATAAGATTCTTCAGTATGCCCCAGATCAATGACGAAATGATCCGTAATGTCTTCGGCAATTTCAGCGGTTGCAACGTGAGTCGTGTTTCCCTTGAGAATCTTTCTCACTTTAACAACGTCTGGAACATATAGACTGATGCTGTCACCGGGGAAAATCTTAGTCATGTTTGGGTCTGTAATGAAAACCAGACCATTTGCAACGTTGATTTTCGCGACATTGCCTACGTTAGCAACGTTAATTGTGTACTCATTAGTCACTCCGCTATCCGTTGGATAGTTGAATGGAGTGGTGGTCAAATTTGGATTGCTGCGGAAAGTCTTTGTACGCTTACGAAGGTGTGCATCATTTTCTTTGACTAGAACGTATGCATCAACCTTAGTGACTGTAGATGGTAGTGTTACCACCAAGCTTCCAAGTCCTGTAGCAACTTCCGAAGAATTGAGTTTGACAATCGTACCATTAGCCAATACGCCACCAGAAGTTTCGCGAATGACTACGATCAGATTATCTTCCAGATTGCTATTGGTAATACTCCATCCAATCGACTCGTAAGATTCCAATGGTAGAGTAAAGACACCGGATGCACCAGTGGCTTGTACATACTTCCAACTGTTGTAATCTACATTAACGAGTGATCCGCGCTTTACGGTACTCTGCGGTAGACGGAAAATCAATTGCTTGTCTGATGCTTCAAACAATTCTGTCGATCCATCAATCAACAAAGATTGAATTGCAATGTTGGCATGAGCATTTGCCTTAGTTACGGCAGCGTTTGGTTTGATCCAAGATGCCAAGTCTGCAATGCTATAGTTCAACTGAATGACTGCATTGTTAGCAGGAACCGCACCATCGTCAAATGCACGATCTACTGTCGCAGTCTGTGTTGTTCCCGCGTAAGCGGTAATTTTACGAGTTTGTCCGGTTACACTAGAAGAATTAGCAGTCTGAATTAGAACCTGTACATTTGGTGTGCTGCCGCCATTGTCGATTGTCTTAGTAAACGGTGTGTTAACATATAGGTAATTCGTGTTTACATTAACGACTTCGCGAGTTTCGTCACCGACACGGATAACATCACCCACATTTACTTTAGCTACGAATGGGGTTGAGTTGATTGTTGAGTTAGCATTGACGCGAGTAGAATTGATGAATATGTTGGCTGTATTCACATTTGCAACAGGAGTCAGTAGAACAGGTAGAACTGTAATCGTTGTGTTGACATAGGCACTTTCAGCACGACTTGCATACGTTGGAAACTTGACTGTAGTTGCTGTCGAACCGGTTGGAATGACCAACACCTTTGGCTGAATGCTCATGTCAGTGAAATAGAAGTCAAAGACACCGTTAGAGTCTACGTTTGCTACACCATCCTGTGCTGCGATATCGCGACGAATAGCGCGAATTCTTGCAGTACCAATCTTAGTGTTTGCATAGAAAGAAGTATTAGCTGCCGCTGAAACGCCAATATTGACGTTGGCAACGTCGGTGCAATGCAAATCTACCGTGTCAAGTCCAGTTGTGTTAATGAAGGACGCTGCATTCGAACCCCACACGTTTTTGAACTTGAGGTAATTGCCATAAGAAGTATCGAAGTCAATGTCTACAATCGAACGAGTGTCGATGCCATCAGTTCGTGGCTTTTCAGCTTCCATACGGACTTCACCAATGGTTTCGAATTCAAAGCCTTTAACATAGGCTTTACCCGGTTCGATATTGATGATGTAGTTATTTGCTTCCTGCGACTCTGCAACTGATGCACGGAATGGGTTGATTGTATAGTCACCAGACTCATCGAAAGTGCGACGAGCTAGAGTCTTTTCAATTTCCGAATAGAGGGGATACTTGACTTGCTTCGTGATTGCACCGTTCTCAACTCGCATGAGTTCGAAGAACTTAGATTCGTCAACGGCTGTGTCCAGAGGACGGGTCGAAAGGGTTAGACCAAACTGGTAGCGATCTGCACCGGGAGCCTGATAGTTGAACGATTCTTGGGCTGGATCAAGTAGCGTCGAGTCGATTGCATAGTCGATGATTTCATCGGATACTTCAAGACCAATTTTGACGTTTGCGTTCTGACTGTAGGCTGCGACAACCGCAGTCTGTGGTGTGACGGTGACAAAGTATCCGTCTACGTAGAAAATACCATCGTTGATGGATGCGACGGTTCCGTAGCCACTCGCAGCCGAAGATACGAGTTTGGCTCTAGTTGTGGTGCCTGCGACTCTGAATATATCACCGTCGTCAAAGTTAATACCCGAAATGTACTTGATCAAAAGAGTTGGAACACCACCAGAAGGGTAGTAAGAGGCTAAAACTTTTGCTTGAACTAGGGAGTCAGAATCGCGAAGAATGATCTTATCAAGAAAGAGGTCGAGTTCAACGTCTTCGTTATTGTAGGTTTCATCTAGCTTGATGTAAGTAATCGAATTGTCAAGAGCCAGATTGCCGCCAATGACAGGCGAACCATCCTGAAAGATATGGTCGCCAAAGGACTTGATCTGATTTTGCAGGATGGACTGAATTTGAGTCAGTTCGCGAGCCTGTACAGAAAACCCCGGCTTGAACAGAATCTTAAGGTAGTTATTATCCTTAGCGTTCTGTTGGAAGTCGTCGTTATATGGAGAAATGTTAAAGTCCATTGCTTACTCTCTTAGAATGATAGAACGAGGCGAATTTGCTCGGTCTGGTCTACGTCACGAACAATTTTTGCTCTGTTCTCAATATATAGTACGTCACCGGTAAAGAGCTTTATATCCGGCTCTTCTACACCCAAAATAGCGGCTGTAGCGGTGCTACCGACAAGTGTGGCACCCACGGTTGGAGTACCCCGAACATTGTTGATGAACAGTTCATTCAAAGTTGGATTCCAGTTAACCACAACTCCCGTCATGGATGCACTCTCTAAACTGGTCCCGATATAGACTACTTCATCGTTTACGTAATTTGATCCACCTGTAGACGTTACGCCAAGTTTGGTGGTGGTACGATAAACAGATTCAGTAGCATAGTCACTGTTGGCTAGTAATGGATCACGAAGGAGGGAAATCTGACGAAAATCGAATGGATATGAACCTCCACCCACAGGAATTAGATCACCCTCAGTGCCTTCAAAGGTCACAACGGTCATAATTGAATAACATCCAAGCTCTTTAGCCGGATTTGATCCGTGTCCTCCGGGTGGAGAAATCTCAACAGAGAGAATAGCGATGTTGCCAGTAGCCAATTGATCTGAATCGTTAACGGTTACGTTGGCATAGGTGTATCCACTTCCGCCATTGATGATATTTAGGTCAATAATAACACCCGATTGAACCTCTGCCGTGATAGACGCACCTTCACCGTCGCCGGTTACTGTAATGATTGACAAGGAATTAGAGTTACCACTTTCACCGTTATTCAGGAAGTAACCAGAACCACCGTCTTCAATGTTGTAAGTGTCGATACGTCCATCGACTGCGCCTGCTATCACGGAGTTATCCGAGTTGACTGGCATCCAGTTATTCGTAAAGAATTTCTGTTTCAAACCATATGGAATGGTGTATAGGTACTTCCACTTATAGCCATCGCCAGTTAGAATATATGGATTCTCTGGGAGTTGTCCATCAATGTCAATAGTTGGTTCGATTGTCGAAGGAGCATTGATATTGTTGAACAGGCATTTAAAAACCTGATCTTTTGAGTTCCGGCAATAGAAATTGTTCGCAAAGAATGGATATTTGTCATCTACTCTGAAAACATCCCCATTAGTAACATCGTAGGTGAATACGCTATTGACGATCAAATGTGTGGTGTTGACTCCGATAACCTGTCTAGTCTCGGAATTCAGGCTAACTGTGTTGCCGATACTGATGTTGCCAGAAAATACTGCGGTATTCGCAACTACAGTGTTACCGGTTGCATTTGCAGTACCGACATAAAGGGTGTCTATGTGGGAAAATAGCTGAATGTGGTCGTGGTATTCATCGTAGGTTGTATTAGTGACCCAATCAACGCGAGGAACTACCAGTGCAGTGTCAGCCGATTCTACCTTTTTCATTGCCATCATGTCTCGGAAGACTTGATTGACTGAATCTGTGGTATAAACAACATTTTCAATTTCGTCAGAGGTTTCAGTGTCGTCCCCACCCCAACGAATAGGACGACCAATCGCAACATAGGTGTTGGCGGCAACAGGAAACATATCCGCTTTTATGAAGTTTACAATTTCATATTTCAACAGTGGAGTGATTGATGCTTTCATTATTCCGTTACCTTGATAATTGTATATGCCGTTTCAGATGTGAAGTCAGGAACCACCTGATAAACTAGAGTAGAGTTGGTGGTGTTTGCGTTGTTATTTAGGGTCAATGTATTACCACTTCCCACTGTAACCTGATAAGTTTCGACGTTTCCGACGTTAATTCTAACGGTATCTCCGGTAGAGATAAAGTCTCCAATAGCATTGGTATTTCCAGTAATGTATACGGTGGCATTGTTGGCATTCGTCGTGAGTCTACCTTGCCCAACATATATGAAATTAGATTCGACTCGCAGAGAATCTTCGGATTCTATAAATGTGATAGTCTTGGCTTGAGAACGCAATGGATGAACAGTATCCTCAATCAGTAACATATCTCCGATGCTTGCAGTCGAATCAAACAAGGTATTTGAACCAGTGACTACCTTATTGTACGAATTGGAAACGTGTACCGTTGCGTTGGCATTAACAAACGGAATGGTGGAAGAGATGGAATCTGAAACAATCGTTTCAGCAAGTTCAGATTTCGAAATTGTGCGACCTAGCATTATCATTCCGATTGGATGGACAATATCCTTCATTGACGCTGCATACTGTGAAAGAGATTTCTCAGACTCAACCACATAAGAATAATTGTGATAAGTCTTTTCGTCCTGAATCTTCTTGTCCGACGACAGGAATCCGTCCGTGTTGATATAGAATCCGTTGAACTTGATCAAACCATTATAGAAGTCTGCGACACCCTTAGCCTTTCCATTACCATAGAACCATGGGTTAGGAAGTCCGGTTGCCTTGACTGCTTCTGGATATGCGTCAGGTGCAGGCACTTTTGCGGCAGTGTTGACTGAAAAGATAACGCCGCGAGTCGATGTAAATGCAATCGAAGGTTGGAAGCTTTCGAAAGAGTTACCAGAATAATTGAATAGTCGAAGTAGATTATCGCTTCGATTGTAGGACTTGACGATACCTTGGAACGATGCTGTTGCCAACGTATCACCTTGATAGACTCTATCTCCTTCATTGATGGATTCATTATCCGCGATGCCATCAATGATCATGTCTACAACTTTCAAGGATATGATTGGTGTAATCGTGTAACCAGAGCCGCGATATATCATGCGAATATCTTTTACTCGACCGATAGCACCCGTTTCAATACCCACAGAAACACCCTCACCAAAACCATATGGGGTGAGAGAAGCGTTAATACCGTTTGCAGACGTTACACTAGCACTAATAGAACCATAGTAACCCTCACCCCTATTGCTGATTGTGGTACCAACAATGGCTCCGTTTGCACCTACAATGACATTACCAGTAAAACCATAACCAGAACCCCCTACAATGATTGCATCTCCGTTTGCATATCCACTGCCACCGGCAGAAACATAAACGTGGGCAATTTGCCCCGTTGAATTGATGATCTGTTGAGTGTTTGCGTGTTCTGGGGTGCCGTAAGCGTAATTTTCTGAAAGATAGGTGTCGCGATAAGACTTGGTTTCGACGGTAGGTGTTGTACGGAAACCATAGCCGCCATTGATGATGTTGTATAGGGAGATACCGCCTGTTTCGATAGGCACAAAACTTAGAGCAGAGCAAATGGCAGAGTTAGCATTAACATCCATTTGAGTGTCAAGAACCGCATCAATGGTGTAATTCTGTGTACTAGTAACCGTACTGATCAGATTACCTACTAGAATGGTGAGAGGCTTTGAGTTTGCAACAGCATAAAAAGCAACGGTAGCTGGTCCACCAGTCCATCCGGTATTTGCCGTCAGAATTTTGCCAGTGATGTTAGCCGTTTCGAAGCTTCCGTTTGAGTCAGCGTACCAGTCTTCAAACTGATGCCACTTATCCGTTCCGCTTCCCGGTGTTCCGTTTAGAGTAACGCTTACGTTTCTCACGTTAGAAGAGAATAACGCCCAATCACCTGTATTAGAAAGAGTTAGATCGGATGCATATCCGATTGGCATTTTATCCACGATGATTGTTTCGACAAATCTAGCATTGGTATTGGTAAAAGCATTTGCTGTGGTAATACCTGTTACACGTATATCGGTCGATTGGTTTGCACTAGGGTCATCACCAATCGACCGATATACTGTAACTTGCGTATTAGAAAATGTGCGATATCCATAACCGGGAAACGTAACGTAGAGTCCTTCGATACTACCCTGCGAAACGTTTCCCACAACCGCAATAGCCTCATTGGTAGGAGGATCGACAGTGATGGATGGAATTGATCCCGGTGTTGTTGTCTGTCCATAGAGAATCTTGATGGACAAAGATTGTGTATCACTTGAAACACCGTTTGTACAACCAACCGTGAAGACGAAAGTTCCCGCAACCGTTGGAATTCCTGAAATTTCTCCCGACGTACCATTCAATGACAGCCCTGTTGGTAGAATACCAGATACCATATACCATGAAGTTACTTCACCGTCTGCCGTCAACTGTCCAGTGTAGCCACCATTTCTGAGTCCTTCTGGCAATGCCAATGTGGTCATGGTGACAGTTGTACCATTAGCCACGTACACGTTAACGACACTATTGTACTGAACCAATCTACCTGCAACTGGATCAGTCGAAATTACATATCCGCTAGGAACTGTTGGACTGGATTCTTCTATGATATTTGTCGTGAGACTTGCAATGCCCGTAATCGTGGAAATTGCAGTAGCCTGTATGTTTCCAACTACGTTAGGAACACGATCACCCACTTGAATAGTGACGGTTTCAACATATGTTGATCCATACAAATCCATCCATTGAATTTGAGTGTCAGTAGAACCATAGACAGTAGGAGTTCCGCTCAGAATGGAAGTAGAAACACTAAGTCCTGATGGTAGAGCGTCCAGTGCCGTAACAGTTACCGGATCACCTTCTGGGTCTGGGACGTATACTGTCAAATCTACAGGGTCGAGGGTTATGTCTTTCTGATACAACAGAGGTTCATTAAAGGCTGTACCAGAAGGACCATAGTTATTGAAAACTAGAGTTCCTGCACCGAAGTATGCGCCAACCGAGTAATCATAAACGTTTACGTCAATGAACTGTCTAAATTCAACTCCACCTGAATTATAGCTGACAGTACCATCATCAGCACAGACAACAGGATATGAATCTGGTGTAGTTACTTGATCAATGACGACAGTATCAGCAACGTCTGCACCTGTTCCAAAGAAAGGTGATGTTGGGTCTACGCTTGCGAGTGTAGAAAATGCTTTTCCTGTTGGTGGATTTAGATACTGACTTGCAAGTGTAATGCGCGACGAGTCACCACCGGCTGAGTTCAACACAAAATACAAGTCGTATCGTGGAAACGCAGGATTGTCTGATACCGTTAGAACTAGTGTGTCTGCAACCGATACTGCCTTGTTAGCACTAGCCTTTGCAGTATTTCCATTACCATCTTGTCCAGCCTTGATCTGTGCAATAGACGGCGCAGTGCTTCCTGCAAGAACTGCAACGGCAAAAGCATTACAACTCTGGTTTGGCGTGAAACTAGCAGTGTACGAAGTATTAGTCTTACTTGTTACCGTTGGCGCAACCGTAAACGTAGGTGGAGAAGAGGTCGTCAGGAATTGCCATGGGTCTGAGTACAAACTACTCATGAATGCATTATCCCACGCAGCATAGTTGTTGATGTAAACCATTGCTGCCAAAACCTTGAAGTTGGCAGGAGCAGAATATGGTACGCTGTTTGGCAAAGTGCCGATACCATATCTGTTTGGATTGTTCGCAGTTGTCGTTGGATAGTCTAGTGCCGTACCCGTAGTTTCCTGCCAACCTACATCAGTATTGGATACAGCCGCAAGAGTTCCATCTTCGAACTTTCCGGCAAAAAGTCTCCACGTTCTATCATAAGAGCCTTGATTGGTGTTTACGGCAAAAGCGTTTACGTTATCATGAGCGTAAGAATCGAAATCCAAACTTGGATCGGCAAATTGTGGCTGTCCGCGAATAGCGTATCTAGGATAGCTATAACTAGAGTAGGCTGCACCCATCATGTATTCGTTGGCAGGACCAGTTGTGTTTGTGGATGCTCCAATTAAAACCAACAATAAAGAGTTTGCAGCTTCCCAAGTGTGGGTGTTGCTCATGGCAATTTGCTGCAACCCACCTACATTGGCTGTAGTGATGATCGTTCCTAATGCATTAGATGCCCATAAGTTTGCACTCGCAACACCGTTCTCATAAAGAACCATGTCGATTTTTGTGGCTGACTTTCCCTTGTCCTGAGATATCGTGCCAGTATTTTCATCGAACATCCATAAGTGGTCTGGACATTTTGCATGTCCAGTGACGACTGAGTATGATGTTGGTTTTGTTGTAATTGCCATTATTCTTTATCCTATGGATTTGGATTTGCCATCAATGTAGCATGAACATCGCTGAATCCTGCGCCATCAGCCATTCTTCCAAATCTAATCGCATCCCAACCAATAAATATTGGTCCAGTCACCGTAGAGTTATTATCAGGTTTCTTCCAACCATACTTATACATTCTAGGGGAACTCATCATCACCATATCGGCAGAACTATTCATTGCCAATCCCACTGGTGTATTGTATTTGTTTAGAACGCGAGTCATTGTGCGGTTTCCATTTCCATCAACCGTTGAACCAGTAGACTTCCAGACTTGCATGATTCCAGTATTACCAACAAATGTCTTGCCATAAATTGTCGTATTTACCGTATATGGATTGATTTTAATGCGCCACACGAAATCAGTCCACTTACCAATGTCATTGGTGATTTCACCCAAATTGTAGTAAGAGTATACTCCTGATCCTTCTGTAACACCTGTTCCAGTTGCACCAGACACATGCCAAGATGCGGTATTGCTGTTGGGTAATGAACCAAAATTCCACGGTGCAAGAATAGCCAAAACAGCCATAGAACCATTGTCTTGTTGTTCAAAACCAAATATAGATTGAAGAGCTAGAATTGCTCCGTTGCCACGAACAGAACCATTTTTTCCAAGGTCAGTTTCAAAATTGGGTGGAAGATAGATTGAATAACCAATCCAGACCTCATCATTCCACGCCCATCGTTGTCCGGTTCCTTGCGCCGCCGCAAAGTTTCTCGGTTTATCTAATAATGCCGTACCATCAGTATAGTTACCGTCATTTGGTCCGGCTGCACCATTCAGTCCACAATAGTCTTTAGTCTTGTAGATTGTCGAACCTAACATGTAATTTCCAGTACGAGGATTAACTGTACCAGAAGAACCGTTTGGTGTTGCTGGATAAGTGAAACTTGTCTTTACAGCCACATCGTATGTTCCACTGGTTGTCAAACCGGCATTAGTTGGTTGGTAGGTTGTAGCCGGACCAAGCCCCTGCAAACCTGCTTCATAACTTTGCCAATTCACATAACCACTATCTTTCATGGCTTTAACATATAGCCCATCAGGATTTGTTCCTTGCGATTTGATTGAACCTGTTTCAAAATCGACAGTGTTGTAGATTCCAACTCTTGTTGTCGTCGTAGCAAATTCAAAAGCACCCTTAGATGCCGTACCGCTACGAGAAACGCCGGGAAGCGCAGGATTGCTAGAGTTGAGGTCGGTGTAGGCAATATCTGTTCCCAATGTACCGCCTGCGGCATCTTCAGCCGTCAACTTATAGGCAGAAGTTAATGTACCGCTGACTTTGTTATTGGCTTGAGTACCCGGTGAAGTCAGATAATATGTACCTCTGGTATTGTTGATCAAGACATTGTTACGCATCCACCCACCATACACGCTAGTAAGTGCTATACCATAGCCTCTGCAATTTACACAGGTGTTGTTGTAAACGTAGGCTGTTGGTAGAACTGTTCCTGCGTCACCAGATAGTTGAATGCCGTTACCAATGATTCCCGTCCAAGTAGCTTTACCAGTGTTTGCGCACAAGTTGTTGTATATGCGAGTAATAAACGTTGTATATGGTCCGTAGGAATAGACTCCACCATTCGCAGGCTGAAGATCGGTTGCAGGACCAAATTTGACATTGAATGGTGGACCTTCATTACATGCAACAACAATACCATGCTCTCCGATATTTTCAAGATAGTTGTTGTAAATGTCACCGGTTCCACCGGTTATCGTAATTCCCGGCAATTGCCCTGTTTGTTCTGGATTGTTCAAACCAACGTTAGTGACCTTGTTGCCGTAGATGGAGTTGACACCTTCCCACCAGTTTTTGCCGTTGATTCCATCGCGTCCACAGTATTCGACAATATTGTTTCGAACTGTGATGTTCTTGATTGGTGGCTCGTAATCCGAATAATTCGAACCGATGTACATACCTTCACCTTTGAAATGATGAATGTAGCACGATTCGATGATCAAATTGGATTTGAATACACCCCTACCCCAGACGGTCGATTGGTCATTTGGGTTAAATCCAATTCCACCGGGACCAGTGTATGTTGTTGCATTGCCATCACATTCAATATTTCTGATGTGTACATTAGCCCACATTCCTTTAATTTTAAGGGTATGAACTCCCGGTGTAGTAAATTCAGACTTAATTCCATAAGTTTGTCCACCGTTACTTCCATCCAGAAGTGTGTTCTGTGGAGCAGTAATCAAGAAAATGAAGTCAACAGAACCAGATAGTGTGACATTTCCAGCCAAAGGATTACGAATGATTGTAGGATTACTGCCCGAAGTACCAATTGGATTTCTGATTTCCAACGGTCCTCTGGTTCCTGCGGTTGCAGTTCTAGTTGATGTTCCTGCACTCAATTCAATGATACAACCGGGAACAGAGTTAGGTGCTTTACTACCCGTACCATCAGCCAATGGTTGAGACACATCACAGTTGAATAGTGACACGTTCGATGGAATGATGAAGTGTGCTTCTGTTGGTGGAGGAGGAGCCACGGTAATCGTAACCACACAAACATGCTCGGAATACAATCCACCCGTATCTGTAATTCTAACCGTAAGGGTTCTGGTTGCGGCTGTGGCTGATGCACTCACAGTTAGAATTCCAGTAGTGTTGGCAATTGTGATACCAGTGTATGAAGTTCCTTGCAATGTGTATGTGACCGCATCAAAATTAGGATCAGAGCCATGTTGTCCAAAGTTGTAGCTACCCCCTACGCCTTGCACGTATGAGAGTACAGGAGGTGCATTAGTAAATATTGGCGCATCGTTTGGTGGAGGTGGTGGAATAGCCGTAATCGTAACCACACAAACATGCTCGGAGAATAAACCACCAGAATCAGTGATTCGAATAGTGAGTTCTCTTGTTGCTGCAACGGCACTGGTTGATACAGTAAGAATACCAGTTGCAGTATTCATCGAAATACCAGTATATTGAGTGCCTTGCAACGAGTATGTTACTGGATTACCGTCTGGGTCTGAACCATGCTGTCCAAAGTTATAGCTGCCGCCGACTGTTTCGGTAAATCCTAATACATCAGGCGCGTTTGTGAAACTTGGTGGTAGATTCGTAGAAGCAATTGTCACTTGACAATTGACTTCAGAATACAACGCACCCGAATCGGTGATTCTAATTCTCAGATTTCTAATAGCCGCAACAGCATCAGTTCCAACGGCGAGAATTCCTGTCGGACTATCTATCGAAATACCAGTATATTGAGTGCCTTGCAACGAGTATGTTACTGGATTACCGTCTGGGTCTGAACCATGCTGTCCAAAGTTATAGCTGCCGCCTACACCTTCAGTGTATGAGAGCAGCGGTGGAGCATTTCTGATTGATGGTGTACCGTTTGGATTATTTCCATTCTTGAATTTGGTTGTGATCACACCATCAGGAGTTGGTACTGCGCGAATCTGAATATATCCAAGTACACCAGAAGTAACACCAATGGATAGAGCTTTAGTATCGCTCTGAACACCATTTGTACAGCCTACGGTAAAGTTGTAACTGCCGAGAGTTGTTGGTGTACCTGAAATAATTCCACTCGTAGGATTCAATGACAATCCAGTTGGTAGTGTTCCTGATTCCAAAGACCATGAAGTGACAACACCACTGGCTGTCAATTGTGCAGAATAGTAGTTATTTCTAATGGCTGACGATAGCGAAGTTGTTGTGATACTGATAGACGATCCGTTAGCCACGTAAACTTCAACGGCACTGTTATGTCTAACCAAAGTTGCCGCAACTGGATCAGTCGAAATTACTGTTCCGTTAGCCACGTTTGGATTAGAAACGAGCGTGACGTTTGCTGTCAGACTCGCAACACCGGTAATCGTTGAAACTGCGGTAGCTTGTGGATCACCTACAACATCAGGAACAAGATCACCAACTTGAATCGTGATGGTATTTGAAAAAGTAGCCCCGTATTGATCTGCCCATTGTATAGTTGTATTGGTTTGTCCGTATACGGTTGGAGTTCCAATTAAATCAGAAGAGCTTACGCTAAGTCCTGTTGGTAGAGTATTCTGTGCAGTTGCAGTAATGATATCACCTTCAGCATCATACGCATAATCATTCAAAGGTATTGGAGCAAGAGCTATATTTCTTTGAATTAGTAATATGTTTAGATTATTTGCGCCGATAGTTGGGGTGAGATTGTTGAAGATCAACGTTCCTGCACCCATGTATTGTCCCGCTGAATAATCGTAGGCATCAGCCGCAATCAATTGTCGAGCAGAATCTCCGTTTGCAGTAAAACTAACTGTACCATCGGATACGCAGGAAATATCGTAGTTATCAGGACTGGTTACAGCCTCAAGAACTACGGTGTCATTGGTAGCAACACCCGTACCATAGAAAGGACTGGTGGTATCCAGAGTTCCAATTGTGGCAAATATCTTACCTGTTGGTGCATCCAGATATTGTCCTGTGAGGGAAACGATGGATGAATTACTCGTTGCAGAAGAAAATACAAAGTGCAAATCGTATCTTGGAAATGCAGGTGTATCAGATGGAGTTAGAATTACAGTATTTGCACCTACTGGAACAGCTTTGGTGACGCTTGCTTTTGCAGTGGTTCCGCTGCCATTCTGTCCGGCTTTGATTTGTGCCATGGATGGTGTTGTGCTGCCTGCAATCGTTGCAACACCGTACATGGTTCCAGTCATGCTAGGTGTGAATCCAACAGTATAGGCTGTATCGGATTGACTGGATACAGTAGGGGCTGAAGTAAACGTGACTGATTCAGAATAATTGTTGGCATTGGTGATGAATGCATTTTCTTGCAACGGTGCATCATAGGTATCTGCCATCATGAAGTGGTCAGTATAGAAAACATCACCTTCGGCTGAAGAGTGAACACCTACGTTAATTACAGTAAATGCCGAAGATATGCAATAGGTTGTGCTGAGTGCTGCACTGATTTCGTTTGCAGAAACCAACGAAAGGGAATTGTTGCCTGCATCCGTGTACATTTCGATCTTGAGTTTTCCACCGGGAATATCCCATCGACCAATCATGTAGTACCATGTTGCGGCTGATAATGTGCCTTGAGCAATGTTTGCAGAAACGGCTGCGCTTGTCGAACCATTGGCGCACTTGAACAACATTCCACCGGTAGAGATTCCTTCGAAAGCAAGTCTGTCAGCCGTATTTGCTCCGTAGGTGCGCATTGCAACAACAGAGCCATTAGCTAATGATCCAGTCAACCATTTGAACCAACAGGACATTGCACCCACAGAAATGTTTGGTTGTGCTGCATTAGGGGTAATGTTGGTTGCAGTGAACGTGATGCTTCCTGCGGTGTTTGCAGCTTGTGTCAGTCCATAGGCACCCGTCTTTCCAGCCGCGCCTAGAAATGTCGTGTTGGCATTGGAACCAGTTGTGTCACCGGATGAATAATCAGTGCCACTTAAATTGTTGCTGTTTTCAGCATCGTAGAAAAACCTAAGCGACATATTCGAATGCTCCCTGATCTGCACTTGCACCTGAAGGACGAACAACTACACCATCAAAGTCTGTAAATGGATATCCACTGATGCCAGCATCACGCGCAGGAGAGGAAGCAGTCAAACGATAATTTCTTTCTGGGTCATTAAAGAAATTTTGTGCTGCAACCGTGCCACTACGATTATTGGTTACGGTAATATTTGACAATGACGTTGCAGGACTAAATGATCCACAATTGGCTGCAAGATTGTTGCGAATAAAGCTACCTGAAGCCGCATCAGATTCGATGGTACATGGATTTCCGTTTGGTGCGCGAACAATGGTGTTATTGTAGAGTTGTCCTCTAGGTGTGGCTAAAGCCTGTCCCGCTCTTCCCAGAGCAGAAGAACCCACGTTAATTCCATTATTGCCGGGATCGACAATAACGTTATTGTAGGCAATCTGATCAAGTATTCCATAGGATGCAGGAATATCATTGAGCCAGAAAGTCAATCCGCTATTGAAGCAAAGTTCAAAATGATTTCCCCATGCCTGATATGTTCCATCAAGAAGCTGACATGCGTTAGAATGTCCATCATCCCCGGCAAAGCCTGCATTGTAGATGTAGTTGCCATACACTACATTTGTTCCGCTTGCCCACGACTTCAACTGAAATCCTGTCCAGTTGGTATTTTCGATTCTGTTGTAACGAATCGTCGCATTTCTGCAAGGAAGTGAGCCAGTGTACCAGTTAGGACCAATGTACATTCCTTCGCCTTCAGTGTTTTTGACCCAACAGTATTCTATGGTAATATTTTCTTGCCACTTGCCTGCATGATTTGCTACAAGATATTCATTACTGTTGGTCGATATTCCGATACCGTTGGAAGTAACCGAGTTGGCATTATTCTGCCATCCACCATCAATTTCGATATAAGCTAGAATGCAGTTGTCAGTGATGCCAAATGTACTTTGATTAGATGATGCAGAAAGCTTTACGTAAGAAGAAATACCTTCCTTATCATTGGTTGCGGCATTCTTTGCATACATGATCTTAATACCACAAGAACGATTTGAGGTACGAGCCGCCATGTATCCGTCTATCTTGAAGAATCTGCAATCTGTGAATTCCAAGGCAAATCCACCGGGGGCTGGATCAACGCGACGAATTATAGCCGGTGTACTTCCACTTGTCGGTGCCTTGATGTAAATAAGATCAGAAAGTGAAGTTCCGCGAATGTTTATGAATTTTATTGGACCATGATGCGTTACACCACTGGTTGCCTCCAATACAATAGTATCTCCACCGGAAGGAATGGTTTTTCCTGATGTAGAAAGAGATTCCCATCTAACTGCAACGCTGTTGAGTGTATATGCTACTTCACTTGCGCCATTGATGGTGCGCTGTGCGGACGATACAGGAATGACAAAATCAGCCACACTCGCGACGGCAGTAATCGTTACCTGACAAGTGAAATTAGAAGATAACAAACCGGGATCGGTGATACTAATTACAAGATTTCTTACAGCCGCCGTTGCATTGGTTCCTACGGTTAACAATCCCGTATTGCTCATTGTAATGCCAGTGTAGGAAGTTCCTACCAGTGCATAAGTCAATGGAGAATCGTTGTCTGGATCAGTTCCATAAGCTCCAAAATTGAATGTTCCACCCGTACCTTGAATGAAGGAGAGTGTCGTCGGTGCGCCAGACAATGAAGGAGTGCCGTTAGGGTTATTGCCGTCCCGATACTTGGAAGAAACAATACCCGAGGGCATTGGAACCGCAGTAATTAGAATATTTCCGAGTGCCATGTTACTCAATTACTCCTGAGAAGATCACTACCGGATCACCTACGTTGTAGGAAAGTCCGCGTCTTTTCTGTTGAGGGTCAGTTACGATGTTAGAATCCACTCTGATGCCAGACAATGCGCCAAGAATCATTTCAGAAAAGACTTTCTCTACACCATTTTCGTCTGTGTACGGAATTTCAAGGTATTCACCGTTGGTAAAGTCGCGAAAAACGTTCGAAACGTACATTTCCAGAATTTCGTTGCCAAAAACCTTGTCAATGGTCTTGTTTGCAGACTCAATGATGCAGGTTGCACCTGAAACGTTGCCCGTAGCTTTGTGCTTTTCTAGCAAATTTACGTCAATGGATAGGTTGGCTTCACTCAGAGTCAACTGAAAGGCTTGCGGCAGCTTCCATTTTCCGTCCGAAGCGATTAGAATTTGCTTCTTGGGATAGTAAACCTGAATCTCTTGCCCGTAAAGGACGCGAAATAGCCACTTGACAGACTCTTCTGAACCCTTCTTGACATAAAACTCTCGCGCACCTTTGAGAATCTTGACCAAATCCAGTTCCGAATTCTCTGGAAAGTAAGGAAGCAATTCCTGCTTGAACAGTCGAATGAAAGGATCAAGAGTTTCGTCAATGTCTCGGTACTTGGCTGAGTTCATGATATGGTAGACAGTATTTCCCTTGCTCTCGTCTTCTAGCCATTCATAGTAAAGCTCAAGAAAACGCTTAAACTGAGGATGATCTGCACGAACAAAATCCGGTAGCTGCCGATTGACAAGCGAGGAAATGGTCAGTTCAGTGTTTTGAGACATGTTGCTTTATACCGCAGAAACTCTTACGTCAATTGCGGCTGGATCGGTTGCATCCAGTGTAAGAATTGCGTTGCGAGTCGTAGAAAAGACATTCGTGTTTGGCTGCGCTTTGAAAACCATCGTACCAAACGGATCATTAACCATGGTTGGCATGAAGCTATTTAGTTCCAAATAGCCTTCGTCATAGTAAATGGTTCCTGCGTTGGTGGAAATGATTCTCTTCAAAGAATTCTGGTCGTAATAGAAGATTCGAAGCAATCCCTTCTTGCCTTGTAGAACGCACTTGAGTTTTGCGCCAGAACCCGAACCACCTGAAATGGTCGCAACCGCAGTCGAATATCCCGAACCTGCATTAGTGACGACAATGCTCTTGACCTTGCCGTTCACGATGATTGCAGTCGCTTGCGCACCGGTTCCATCACCTTCGATTGCCACGGAAGGAATTTCGGTATAGTTGTCGCCCGTTGCAACCACTTCGATTGAGTCCACACCTGTAAAGGACTGAGGGACTTCCTCAATAAAGGCATTGCGCTCGACATTGAATTCGTCAATGTAACCGAACGATGGCTCGGAATATAGACGGTCCAGAGCAGTTCCTTTCTTGATCGGCACGTAAAAGTCTAATTTGTAGGACTTGGACTGATTGATCAACGGGCGGAATCTCTTCTCAATGACGACTCTGACTGAGTTGTTTTCAATGGAAGGGTCTGCGTCATCAATGGCTCGCGAGAGCTTGCTCATCTTAAAGGTGTTGTTGAACGTGTTCAAATATGAATTAGAGAAATCCACGATGGCTGAGTACACTGCGGTCTGAATACCGCCTGCGGTCTTGGTGGTCTTACGAGGATCATAGACCACATCGACCACAAAGTTCATGTAGTTGTAATCAGGAGCGACGTATTCGGGAGTGACCGTCAAAACCGAAATGGGCGCAAGAACGTTGTCCTTCATGTGCTGAATCTCGGACTGCGTAACTTCATAGTTGCCGCGAGGCTTGCAAGAAAAGAAAATCTTGCCATAGACGGGCGGAACGTTTTCTTCGCCACCCCAGACAGCCACGGAGTCAAAGTATGGATAGTTGCGATTGATCAGCGCAATGTAATCGTTCTTAGTGACTGCGCGATTCTGGGCAATGAAGCTCTTGGGCGCAGTGAACTTGATCTGATCCGTCGTTTCCGCAGCCGTTCCCGCAGAGCTTTCCGTGACCAGTTCGATGCTGACAGTGGCTCCCGGCATCGGATTGTCGGAAAGAGTGAAGATTCGAATGCCGTTGGCTGGATTGCCAGAAGTCACGACATAAGAGACAATCACGATGTTACCATTTTCCAGAGCCTTGCCCAGAATGTCGTCGCCAAAGGAAATCTGATACTTGCCGAGGCGATTTTCTTCTAGGTAATAGACTGGCGCAGAGGAAATGACCGAGGTTGAATCCGTAGCCAGTTCAAAGGTTTCTAGAGAGAAATTGTTGACACTCTTCTGGATTTGTACCGTCAGAGTCGAAGTATCAATGCCCGTATCTGGCAGGACGAAAACCTGCTTCTCATTGGTCTGGCTACTGTAGTTGAAGACATAAGAGACAGGATTACCTTCCTTGATCTGGACGTTTTCGAAGACAAAGAATCCGTTGGCATCCTTTGTGATCACACGTTGCTCGACCGAAACGAAGGTGTAGGCTTGCCCGTCTTTTGGAGTTGAAGTGAACTTAGTAAACTTCGGCAGCGTCATGGCTGAGTTCGAACCACCCGAAACTTCCTCAAAGGAAACGTTTAGAGTGGCTTGTGACGCAACTCGCGATCTTGGGCAATACCCCAATAATTTTGCGTGACTCACAACACTTTGTCTTAGTTGCGCAGAATCTAGGAACATTTCGTTCGCGAGCATGTTCATGTAGTAAGCAGAATAATGAGTGTTATACGCAAGCACATCTAACAGAACTGACAAGCCAGAACCATCAAAATTATAATCTGAAAACTCTTCTTGCGACTGCATAAAAGTTTTGAGATTCTGTTTGATTGTGTCAAAATCAAGTTCAGTGATTTTTAGGGGTGGGTGGTTACTCATGCTGCTTCTATCCTATATCCGTAGATTGACGTTCGCTTTCCGTTTGCGACGTTCTGAACTGAGCCGTGGTTGAGTCCGACTTCCTTTGACCATTTTGAAAGATTCTTGATGATCATTTGCTCGCCGCTTGGGGTTGTGACCTTATACGACTTAGCGTTGATATCTGGCGCATTCTTTATGTTTCCGTTGGCGCGATTGAAACGCATTCTTTCTGCGCTCGCTGCTCTACGTCCAGAGTCTTCCCAAGTTTTGCGCATTTTTGCTTTGGTTTCTTCTGTATACTTGCGACCGGTTTGCCGTTCGATCAATTTTTGCTTTCGTTCATCAGTCCACGATGCTGATGCTGCGACAAACCATTCCGGTGAGTATCGTGCGCGTTTCCACGCTTCTTCCTTACTTATTTGTCCCGACAAAGTTCGCCACGCGATTTCATCGTAAGTGTTGCCATGATCTTCCCATAGCTTACGATGAGCTTCGGCATGTTCTTCAACTGTAAGCTCAATTAGGTTTTCTGGGTCGTCGATGCCACCCATATGCCTTGGAACGATATGATGCCAATGCTTCATGATTGTCCGATTTTCCTGCTTGCGCGTTTCTGGAAGGTCTTATGCCCAGAAGTCGTCGCTTTCTTGACGGTCGTTTCCGGTTTCTTGGTCTTTGGCAGCAAAGGCTTGCCCTGATACATCAAGCCTTCTAGTCTAAGTTGTCTGAATGTTTTCATTATCTGATCCTTTCAAGGAAAAGTTCGATGGTGATGGGATTGGCTTGATTGACGATAAAGAAGGAAATCGAACAAGAGTAACCGTTACCGTCATAGTCAGGAGTCACGTTCACCTCAGTAAGTGATACGCGAGGTTCGTACTTGTTGATGACCGCTTTCACTTCGTTGCTGATGGCTGACGCAGTAATGTTGTCCAACGGTTGAAACAATTGCTGCTTCAAATTAGAGTAAATGTCGGGCTGCATCAGCCGCTCGTACTTACCCGTACTCAGAAGATTCTTGAGCGACTGAATAATGGACGCATCGCCAATCTTCTTTGCTACGTCCCCGGTCACAGGATGCGGTAGAAAGTTCATGTCGATATCGCGGAATTGTCGCTGTTGAATTGCCATTTATTGCTCGTTGTAAAGTGCTGCGGCTGTAACGCTATTTAGTGTTGTCTGCGTATTGCTTGTCGAATCCGGGTTATTGATGACCGTCAAATCGTAGCCAATGTCCAGAGCTTCGATCAGTTTCCGTAGCTCGACAAACTTATTGTAATCATAGTCGATCTGTGCTTGAATGTTCGAACAATGAATGCGAAAGTTGGCGGCTGCGGAAATCAGCGCAGCTTGCTTCGTTCCGGTCGAAAAAGCTAGAAAGGAACCCGAGGCTAACGTCGAAAGAGCGTCAGTGAAAAGTCTGGAAAGATTTGCGACCAAATCACCCCGAACAAGAGAACCCGATTGCAACGCAACATAGTCCACATTGTCGTTCAGAATGGCTTGTAAAGCCTGATGCTGTAGAATAATCTTTTGTTGGGAAACGTCTGTCTTTGCGGCTGACTGTTTTGCGGCTGAAAGTCTTGTGCCATGGACGACAAAGTACGTGTTGGAAACGGTCGTCGTGGCTAGAACCTCGACGTTACTGTTAGCCAGTTGTGTCGAAAAAGTAACAAACTGCGCGACTGTGTTGACCAATCGTGTCGAAACGACATTGGTTGTGATCGAATCGTGCAGGACGATTACATCGTTGACCTGATGCGAGCGATCCGTGGCTGTTCCCGATGCTTGAATCAAATAGCGTCCTGATCGAAAGTGTTTTGCGTCAAAGGAGAAGATCACGGAAGGACCGCCCGAAAAGTCGTTGACATAAAAGAACTCTGTCATGGACTCATTGGTATTAGAGGCTGATGGAGACTCTCCATCCAGAATCAGTCCAGAAAGTCGATCCGTATGGTCCTTGAATAATTCCAGTTGGGAAACGCATCCTGCGTTGCCGTCGATACCACCCAGAGCCATTCGAAACGTCTTGTATTCCGCAGCCAATGCACCATCGGCTGACACACCGGACAGGGCTGTGTTCAGATTGGCAAAATTGTTCTCGGTATGATAGCGAATCGTCGTGAGTGTTCCGTCAATCAAATCAGCCAACGGATTGTGCGTAAAGGTGGCTAAACCGTCTTCCAGTCCACCGACATTGGCTGCGGCTGTCATAGCCAGTTCGATCATTGCATTGGAGAGATAAGGCGCAGTCTCGTTTTGTAGTTCTGCGAGCGTTTCCTCCAACACCACATCAGCCTCGTTTTCTTCGAAAATGGCATCGACTTCTTCCTCGTCCGAAGTCAGCGAAGAGAGTACGTTAGCGTCATAGATCACGTTGGAAGTCGAAACACCAGTGAAGCCAATATTGCCGCTGCCTACGTTCGTTACGGTTCCGGTGTTAGAAGTCGTCAGATTGGCTGTAATGATCACGGTCGTCGTCAATGGATAGAGTTTCTTAGCCTGTTGCAGATAGGACTCTTGCTCCTTACCCTTCTTTGGCGGCAGCAACGAATCGGTCAACGAGACATAGACACCCGCAGATGTTCCACGCGAAACAATTTCGGCATTGGTGTTCTGAATCTCTAATTGAAGTGAGGGTTCCAGATTGAGAATCTCACCGGACAACCCGTTCATTTCGTCTTCGAATTCCCATACGTCAGACGCGACCAAACCACCGCGAATGGTTTCCATGGTGTCGAGCATAACGTGTTGAGCTTGTCTAGCCTGTAGATAGACAGGAGATACTGTGGTTTTCATGAGGGTGTCTTCAGTCCTGTGTTGGAAGGTGACGCGGCTTTGCCAGTCGGCAATATCTTACCAATGCCATGCTTTGTCTTGACCTTATTGGAAACGTTGCCTGCGAGCTTAACGGACTTACCCGAAACAGTCGTTGACTTACCTTTCAGGGAGAGTGATCCACCCGAACCGACTTTCATTGCGCCCGACGCCTTCACATCGGTCGTCGCGCCAGACTCTAATTTCAATTTACCGCCTGCTTTGATCTTCACATCCCCAGACGCATTGAGCGTAATGGTCTTAGCCTCCGCAGCCAGAACACCGGAAACCTTTAGAGAGCAATTGCCCTTGACTGTCACGTTACAGTTGCCGTCGATCACCACATAGTCCGAACCCGCAATGATCGTGTAAGAGTCCTTGACGATCTTCTGGACTCTATTGCCTGCGGCATCCCATTCAATAAAGCTGCCATTCTTGTGCGCTAGATGAACACGCTCGCTGCCCTCAGTGTCGTCCAGTTCGAACGCATGACCACTCTCTGACTCAATAGAGAAATTGAAAGGATATTGCGGTGCGAACGACGACTCAGGCTCATCCCATGACACTCCAATGCCTTTCACGCCGGTCACTCGCGAGCGGGATCGTGTCTCATGGACCGTGCCATCCGTTCGCCCACGAATGAACCGATTGAGTGTGGACTCGTTGATGCGCTTTGGATAGATGCCTGCGGGGTCATGAAAGCCTAAATCACGTTTTGCAGGCTCTTTTGGTGAGCCTGTCAGTACACCTAGTATGACTGGTTGTTGGGCTGACTCTCCATCTAGGAAGAATCCCACGCACCAGTCGCCTTCCTTGGGGGTATAAGAGGATGGCACATTAGCAGAGTGTACCGGATGCGCCCATGGCAATGCATCGGTAGGAATTAAAGTTTTGTCCTCTGTGTGCCATCCAAAACAACGGACACGCACTCGTCCTAACTGGTCAGGGTCGAGCCTGTCTTCGACCACACCTAACCACCAGACGAAGCCTTCGCGTCCTATTGAGTATCGTAGATTATCCATTGTTTAGTTTCCTGATCTTGTCGGGTAGAGTAGTGTCCGATGCAGGCAGACTTTCAGGCTGTGAGTCGCGAGCCACCATACAAATAGTCTGATATCTCTGATTGAGCATATCAATCTTGTGATTGACTGCAACCACCAGATACAATCCAGATCGAAGCTTATCAACCTGATCCTGTGAATCATTAGGCGTAACAGCCTTTGGATATACTATCTCTATCAATTTACCCACCTGTACACGTATGCTACCCGGCAGCACCAACTCAGTGAGTGTATTGTTCAGTGCAGCCAATGACATGATTCTTTTTACCCATTCGCGTGTACCCATTTGTTTCTCACTGGACGTAGCCGCACGATCAAGGTAGGTGAGATAATGTGCAGTGCTATCCTCTTTCAATAGCAGCGGATCAGAAGAAGAGGGTGGCTTATTCGTGTACAACGATTTGTTGGTGTTTAAATTATATTTGGTTGTAGTGTACGTTCTGTAATACGGGTCCAAGCCCAACAATCCCATGGTGTACATGCCCGAGGATATACCCGAAAGCACATCAAACTCTTTCATTCCTGTGACTGAATCAATGGAGAACTTATCAGACTTGAGTGACTTCTCAATACTCTTATTCTGAAAGACATAAGCCTCTGAAATGGGTGGAGCTTCTTTGTATAGAGATTGAATAGCCCTGAAATTGAATCCATCCAGATTTTCATAAAAGAAATAGGCTGAGTCTTCATTTGTATAAGCCCGAGAGGTTAGCCAATTGAGAGCTTCCAATGGTCTTTTATTTGGAATCACGATATCGAATGGAATGGTGGTTTCATCCACCTTTATTCTTTTATCTGGAATCTTTAGATAAGTTTTCAACACATCCTTGACGATGGATGATATCGGCTGATTCTTGTAAGCCTTGGATATGCGTGAGTTCTGAGATAACACCATTTCATCAGACACCAGATAAATGATATAACGTTGGGCTGAATTCTGAATATTGTCTCTATTGCTGATCTTATACACCCTGAATGCTTTCTTTATTAAGAGCTTTTGTTCTGGCTCTCTGATCTGAAAATAGACATATTCGTTGCCATGAAACTTAACATCAGAGTATAAGCCAATGGCATCCTGTATCATGATTTCGGCACTCATGAATCCAAGATAGATATCCTGCCTCAACTGCAACTCCATGACCATTGCAGTAATATCTACGGTCACGCCTTGGGATGAGATGAGGGATATACTTTCTACGCGAAAGTCCCGGCTATCAACCTGTTTATTGGTTGGCAGGGGTTGTGTAGTAACTCTAATCTCTTCTAGTTCAGTTTCCATCAGCCATCAGCCTCTTGAACTCACTTTCAACTCTCAATACATAGTCTTTGTCCAGAAGTTTAATACTCCTGCGCTTCTCGTTTTCTTCGACTTCATACGTATAATTGGAGACTGCACAGATTTTGTATGTGGTTTGAACCGTAATACCGTCTGCGAATGTGTCAGTATGATTGTCATACTCAATACAGGTGTCTACTGAGGGTAATGGTGACTCACCAATTGTGCGAGGCACTGCAAAGCCTGTGGTTGAGCTTTGTACCCATGCTGAAACCTGAACCACATCCTCGGATTTACTCTGAGGCATATCATTGAACAGCACAGTGCGAGTGATTCGCTGTTCATAGTGGTGTATGGTGATCATGGATTCTTCCAGAGTGCTGTCATACTTGGCTGTAATCCTATCATTGAGTTGTTCCTGAATCAACGGGAAATCATAGAAAGGATTGGATAGCCTATTGAATAGCAGGACAATCCAGAATCGTCCTACATCACCATAGAGCTTGTCTGCAATGACTTCGGGCGTTTCTCCATCCTTGATCTGATATTCATAGAAGACGGCTGTGTTCTCCACAATCTCCCGAAGAAATGCAGAACGAGTGAGAATGTTGGTGAGAACAACATTATATTGATTGGTGTTATTTTGCAGGTCACTATATTCTACCAACGGAAGTGTATTGAAGTACATAAGCTTAGTATCCCATATCCCGTAGAGTCTTGTGCATTACTTCCAGTTCAACGAATTGCATTGTCATTGTCATTTGAACTGGCTTACCGTCTGCAAATGAGGCAAATTGTTCCAGTCCACCGGCATAACTTACGTCAATCTTCTGTAGAACACAGGTTGAAATGAGTGGCATAGCCCTGTTCTGTGAGCCAAGATACTTGAATTCAATATCAAAGTATGAAGGTGGAGTGATGTATCGTCCACCACCACCCGTATAGGAAGGTGATGCATGATATTTGAATCGTCTGACAATATTCAGACAGGTTTCAGCTTCCTTTTCATTACGTGGAGTCATATTGAATACAAATTGAAATTCACGCATTGCAGTCGAGCCATAAATCTGTTCAAACTGTGGGTTGATTGCATATCCCTGTGACTGAAAACCCACATCCTTCATGACTTGAGAATCCATACCCAATTTTTTAGTCACAGCCCCCGTAATGGCTTCAAGTGCGGCTGCATAGGCTGTTGCAGGAAGCGATTTATCAATCTTGAGAGCTTCCATTATGGAACTGCCGCCTTCAACAATAATACCAATCTTACCCATGGCTTCTGTAATTGATTTATTCTGATAATCGTTAGTGACTGTATCTGTCCATGATGCGGCTGGATTATACATGACAATCAGATCAGATATGTCTGCTCTGCGGGTAAAGTCTACGAGTCTGGAATTGTATTCTTGATTCGTATTGACTTTAGGTGTTGGAAGCCCTGTTATTTTATCCTTGTTAATGACTCTGGCAGCTAAACCCGTTGCTCTTTCTCCAACAGAAGATGGCATTGCTGAAGGGGGTTGCCTATTGTCAATTTCAGTAGTGGTTGGTTTAGGTATCCAACACTGAAACTCCACCGTATGTGGATATATTTTGTTATCACCCACATCCAAAGGATATCGAAGATTTCCGTGTGTAAAGTTCGTCTTCTTGGTGTCTGATTCTAATGCTGAGAGTGGACCATAGGTTTTCTTGATGACACCACCAACTTTATTTACGGTATTCTGTACGTCTGAAATGAAGCTCATTCTGATTTCCTATTAGGTTTGCTGATATTTAGCCGCCAGTAAATATGGGATGCATCATATCTCTCAAGGCTGTTCTTATTAGAGATGGGTCTTTCGTTATGCTCGTTGCGGGTGTAAGTGGTCTATTAGCCATGGTGGTATTCTGTTGATTGTTGTTGACCACGACTGGCGCAACTGTAGTCACCTGAGATGCACCGCCACCATAGGTACTTGCAGTCTGTACTATTCTTGAATCCTGATCCATTTCCAAAGCTGCTGTCCGAGAAACTGGTGTCAATCCATTATGGCTATCAGGGGCTAAACCTGCTCTGAGGTCACTAATAACCACTGGTGCGCGACTCTTTACCTGATCATGCCATGCAGATGATTCAAGAGAACGTGCTGCCATTTCTATATCAGGAACAGGTTGACTCATTGCCTTAATAAACTTCTTCCATTCACCTTTCCTCTTACCACCCACCATCTTACCCTTCCACCACTCCGGTCCCATGTTAAATGTTAGATTGATGAGCGCACGTTTGCCATTCCTGTTAAGCTTATCGAAACCGGGAATTTGACTAGCTGCTTCACGATGAATTTTATAGTCTTCTTCAAATAGAGCATCAGCCTCTTCTTTCGTAATACCGTTCTTGTACTCTTCTGGAACAGATTTACCGAGAAAATGCCCATAACCAATAGTCCAGTTACGCTCTTTTGCAGTATCTCTATAGGCTTCAAGTCTCAAACCCTCATGCTCTTTGATTTGATTTTTAATATCATCCTCTCCACTAGAAGTAGGTTTCTTGTGTGCTAATCTTCCTGTGGACCTTCTTCCAACTCTTTTTGTTGTTATTGTTTGAGGTTGTTGCTGTTGATAGTTTTCATCCCAAGTATCACTATCAAACATAATCTCTTCAGGCATGGTTTCAACTTCTGTTGGAGCCACTGGTTTAGACATTGGTTTGCCTACGGCTCTTTCCAACTTCTGATCAATAAACGTGTCTCGTACTCTGGCTGCGGCAGAGCGTTCTTTTTCTGTAGATTTAGGATTGTTTGCTCTAGCATCATATATCGCAATAGATTCATCTATTGATGGACCTTTTGCGCTTGCTATACCACCGCGAGTTCTACCGGCAGCGGCATTCTTTGCTTCACGATCTTTCCATTTCTTCGTATTGCCTGTCTTGTCATTATACCAATCCGCACCTTGCTTACCGAAATACCCCATGAGTGCTATTGGATTGTTGCCGGGATTGTTAATATCAGCTTCTTCAGCCCACTTGGTAAATTTGTACATGAATGCCATTGGTAACAGACCCAATAAGAAAGGAAGTAAATTACTGCCTATGGCTGCGGCTATAGCCGCAGCCGCACCCACACCCAGACCACCGGCTGCACCCGCCGCAGCCGCATCTAATAGTGATCCACTACCACCAACACCATCCTCCAACATTTCTTCAATCTTATTGAGTCTCTTGTCAATCTTGGTGAAGAAAGCTAGAATAGGATCATTCTTGACGCGAGGATCAGATTCTTTTGGGTCTTTGTATACATGTTTCTTTTTAAGTTCTGCTTTTTCGCGATCCTTCTTCTCAATCTTAAGAGTAAGAATAGCAGTTTGAATTGCTGCCTGCCTGATGGCAGATTCCATAAACCCCCTTTCAATGGGTGTGGATGTTGGTCCACCGTGTACAGTTAATCCCTTTCTCCAACCTTTAGGGGTTACACTCTTGGATTTTAAGAATTGTGATTCAGCCGGTGCGAGTGGATTGTAATGAGCTAATTGAATCTTACCACTCTGTTTACTATTTTCTCTACCCCATTCATCGGTGAATGCTTGCCCACGCGCCATGATCTTCTTGGGCATGATCAGGGATTTGATATCCTTTACATTATCAGCCAAGTCGTCAACAGTATTACTGAGGTCATCGACAGCACTACGGGTATACGCGGCATCAATCCTTATTGCTCGTAATGCTCCTAGAGTAATTGCTGCAATCTTACGATCAGCCCCACGATCAGCCCCACGATTTGTTGGTGGACGTTCTTGTATTTCTCTAACAGGCTTTTGTTTATCTGGATTCTTTAAAAACAAAGCATCCCAGATGGAAGCTGCCTTATTTGAATTCATTAAACGCAATAGTCTGGCAACACCAGTCGTGTTATCCGTAAATGGGCTTTGAGTCTTGGCATTCCAAGATGCTCTCATGTATGCTTTAGTTTTAGCTCGTACACCCTTGGCATGAACTACAGCCTGTAGAACATTACCTGATGTTTCCCATCTATATTGTTGTTGTGCAGCGTTTGGTTGGTTTGCCATTTACTTCTGTGCCTGTTCTCTTAGTTTAATACGTTCTCGCTCTTCTTTCAAGAATATGTGTGTGAGTGAAACGTGTATCTGTCTCTCCCATGCCACCATATTCTCAATAGCCTCATATCCCCACTTATGATGCTGCACCATTGCCCACGTAGTGCGCATGAAGTTGTCAAGGCTATCGTAGCCTGTAATTATATAAAAAAACTTAGCAGCCCCTCCGTGTGCAGGGTATGTTCAAAACCACATTTCTTACACTTCACATGATCCACCAGTACCACTTTTGGTGAAGTGCGGAAGAATCCTTTAATCTTTTCTAATGTTTCCACTGTCAGACTATCAATAAACTCCATCAACTCTGTCGGCTGTAAGTCAGTTGGTTTAGTAACAGATTCACCGTCAAAAACATATTCAATGTTGTCCACAATAAAATTGATTGCCACATCCAAATCATCTTCAGATGCACCAAATTCTGAGGTCAGTGTAGGATACTTAAGTCTGATCCCCATTGTACTATTAATCATAACTGTGTTGTTATGCCCTTCAGGTATTTCGAACTCTACCTTGTTTAAATCCATCACATAATCGGTATCAGTATTACACACAACATCATCAACTTCATTCTGGCAGTTGAACACAAGCTTCACAGATTCACCCACGGATCGTGCGCGAATCTTGAGGAAAATCATTTCAATGTCGAAGAGTGGGAGTTTATCGACCTCTAGGGGTTCACATGCGCAATTCTGTATGATTTGCATGATGGCTGCTTTAATTTCGTCAGGGTCTTTCGACTCCTTGGCAATCAAAAGAATTTTCTCTTCCTTCACTAAGAAAGGACGAAACTTAACTTTACGTCCCAACGAATGAACATCAATCAAACTAATAGGGTATTCAATTTTAGGTAATGACATATCAATCCTCAATTACATTATTTGGTTTTAAACGCATCGAATACTTGTTGAATAAGGTTCTTTTCCTTACTCCAAGTTCTGTAATGGAACACAACATTCAACCTTTGAATTTGGTCATCACCCCAACTTACAGTTTGTGGTTGCACTGCTACAGGGAAACACTCTTCGAAAGTAAATCGTGCTGATGGTATACCAGTATCATGAAACGCAATCACTTGAATGGTTCCGATATAGTTATCGCGGTACTCAGCCGTGGCTGCCGGTCTTGCTGATCCACTCGCGTTAACAAACGATTCAATTGTAGAACGATGACTGCCTTTAGGTAGAATCATTTCCATCCAATCATCGAAGAACTTGCGTTCCCATAGATCACCCGCACAAATGAATGTCAATTGAAGAGGTTCATACACTGGTGTTGCTGCAATAGTAAACGGTGAACCAAATACCTTTTGCTCTATTGTATTAATCTGATATCCCGGCAACTGTGCTGTTTCACATTGAAATGTGAGAGATGCTGTATTGATCCCTTTACCCCAAAGATCAGATGCGCCATTCAAAATAGAATTCTTACCACCTATTAACCCACCTAACAACCCACCAGACTGTAGTGATGCGGGTTGATAGATGAGAGCCGCAAACTTTGCTGCCTTGGAAAAGTCTGCATGAACTGCGTAGTTGGCTAGAAATGCGTCTGGAAACATGGGTGTGCCTTAATTGTGGTGGAAGCGTTCGAACGGCAGGAGAACAGCGAGTTCCCATTGGTCAGGCTCTATGTAAATCGGTGGAGACTCCATATACTCTAATAGATATCTCTTAATGCATGGCTTCATCATGTCATATTTCTTGATACCATTCAACACGGAATAAGACAATTTGAAGCGTGTACTATCGTCGTATTTAGTGTTAGTGATGAAATCGTGTAACAGGGCTAACAGGGCTAGCCGATTGCCGGGGTCTAGGTAATGGAGATTTAATCCCAGAAAACCATCCCCGTATAGCTCCATGGGCAGCACAATAGGGAACTGGTCCCAGACTGGCAGGGTATCCTCGTACTTGGGAATGTAATGAAATGCGTACATGCGACCAATCAAGGCATGGGCTGTAGCCTGCCGTGGATTGTGAAGGATGTTGGAACGATTAGCAGGAATACGTAGACGATTGATAACTTGTCCATACCATTGCCGCGCAGCCTGAGTGCGGGGTTTGATACCCGCAGTTGTCATGGCTCGTCTTAATGATTCCCAAACGTTAGTCGTCATTGTGAAGTTGATTCCTGTGTCTAAATACTGTCAACTTCCTTATTTAGACAGAAATTCAGATGCCATACAAGGGTAAGTTTCGCCCCTCCAACCCATCCAAATACGATGGAAACCCCACTGAAATCATTTACCGGTCTGGATTAGAATTAAGATTTATGTCCTATCTGGACACAAATACCGGTGTCATTAAGTGGCAATCCGAAGAATTCTGTATTCCTTACAAGGATGCAAGCCGTAATGGAACGTGGCACAGGTACTTTCCCGATTTCCTTGTTGTGGTGAAACACGGCACAGGTACACTAACACAGTTGATTGAGGTTAAGCCTGCCAAGCAATGCGAACCCCCAAAAGGTGTCATGCACAAGGATGGTAGAAAGAATCGTAGACTGCTGACTGAACAACTCACATGGGTTCAGAACAATTGCAAATGGGAAGCTGCGAAGGAATACTGCGCTGACCGCAATTGGAAGTTCAAGATCGTCACGGATAAGGATATTCTCGGACTCAAATAAAAAGGGGAGGCATCCCTGCCTCCCCTGCCGTGTTCCCGCTTTCGCAGGTTAGGACTTACTCGTTCGCGAGTTTGTTAAAGTAGTCCAGATCGTCATCGACCGTAACTGCTTCAGCCGTCTTGCGAGGTTCAGCCGCTCTTGGCTCGTCCCATGGTGCGGTCGCATCATCTAGCTTTTTAGCTGCTGCTGCGGCTGCGCCACCAGCCCCGAGAACGCGATTGAGCTTGTCAGTCAACTCATCGTAGCTCTTGAACTGATCCTTGGCAACGAACTGAGTCAGGCTACCGAGGCTCTTCCAGAGTGCTTCGATTTCCTTGTCGTTGTCATAGACAGGTGACTGTGCATCGAACTCAGACTTGTCGTAGTTGTTGAAACCATCGACCTTGCGAATCTTGAGCTTGAGGTTAGCACCCTTCCAGAAGTCAAACGGGTTGACACTGGTTTCGTCTTCGAACTGCGGCTTGAGCTTTTCCTGAATCTTGTCGAAGATTTTCTTACCGTAACGCCACACGAACACTTTGCCTTCGTTCTCTGGACGATTCTTGTCCGAGATAACTAGAATGTTCGAAAGGTATCCAAGCCGACGCTTCTGATACTTGCTGACGATATCACGCTTCGCTTCGATGCCCGAATTCCACAATTCAGAGTTGTGGTCGCAAGCAGGACACTTGCCGCCAATTGTCGTTGGGCAGTTTTCGATGTACCAACCACCATTGGACTTGAATCCGTGATTGAACATCTGAACCCATGGTAGCCCGTCTTCACCGTCTACTGCGGGTGCGTCGAGAAGTCGAATGATTGCGTAACCGTTACCGGCTTTGTCGAGTTCTGGTTGCCAGAACCGTTCATCATCCTTGGCATAAGAGCCTTTAGCCTTATCTTCGATTGCCTTGGTGAGTTTATCGGTGAGTCCCGATGATTTCTTTAGAGATTTAAAGTCGATTGCCATTTGAGTATTTCCTTAAGGAGTATGAGTTGTATTAAGCTTATCCACATGATTCATAATATACAGGTAGTATATAGCATTTTCATGCTGCGGTCAAGTGCTTTCTGACGATTTCTTTTAACTTGGGTACGTCTAATTCCAAGAAAGGTTCATACTTGCGTATCAGCCTTGAAGTCTTTTCGTAAATGTAGTTAGTCATATACTTCGTGTCCCACAAATCTAGAACACCGGTAATGCCGTGTAGAATCACCATCGTTTCGAATTCAATTTCGTGTTGATTCATCATCGTCCAGATTAGAGGATAGTTTCCGTTTCCTCCGTTGGGTATTTTGAACATTGAAGCAATGCCAAGATCACGCTTATCAAACTCTTCAACGATCTTACTCATATCTTGATCGAAGAGATAAGACAACGATTCCTTTTTCTTACGCCATGCAAGATATCGTTCCTTGGCTTCAGGTTCAATGAAGTAATCCACCCATGCCTTGTCGTTCAATAAAAAGCCTGCAACAAAGAATCCGACAACCTCATTGTCCTTTAGCTGCCGTGCAAGTTTATGGAACATGTATTTGTCCTTGCGCTTTTCAAACCCTTCTGGCTTCGTGGCTACATGTCCATTGTACTTAAAGAAACAATAGGTGTCCGTAGTAAAGTGAAGCTTGATAGCCTGATAGGTGCAGAATACTTCGTAGCCGTTCATGTTAGCGTCCGTGATACTGCCACAGATACGCATTACAGAGTGAATGCACCGCACCCTCTGTCAGTCCCGTGTCGTGGTCGTGTTGTAGATGAACAGGATGATTCATGAAACCGGGCGGGAACAATCCCCAATTGATAGGCTTCATTGAAATGTCAGCCCTAGGTGGTCTGTCTAGGTTCTCACCACAGTACCAACACTTGTCATCCTGTATTCTGACGTACTCTTCACGCACAAGCCTTTTCTGCTTGGGTGTCAGGTCGTCATAGTTCCGTGGAAGTTTCATCTGGTTCCAATGTATAGCCATGAGTCTCTAGAGAGCCGACGCATGAGAGAAACTTACATCGTTCACTAGCAATATCAAACATCACGTAGTAATAGTCGTCGTCGCCGTGCATGACACCGACGAAAATGTGATAGGTTCCCCATGGGTCGTTGTAAGCGAACTTCTTACCAATCAGGTGTTCGTTTGCCTTGACGATTGCTCGCCAGTTACCCTTGCAGATACAATCTTTATCTGTCGTGTCGGTGTATGTGAGAATGCCCTCACGTTCTGTCTTCGCACGCGCAAGGCACGTAGGGCATTGAACGTCACTGACCGAACCACCACAATCGGGACAACCATAATATCCCCAAAATGTAACTTGCATCATACCATGGCTGCCATTTGTGCGTCTACGGGACAACCGCATTCGTTAAAGTCAGGATGCCCACACAGAGGACACTTCATTCGCATATTGGGATTGAATCCAATCAGCAACGGTGGCGCATTCGGATCGTCACCAATCTCCTGTTGAATACGTGCCATCAGTTGTCCATCCACGCCCTTACCCGGCACTACACCGAACTGGTTGAATAGTACCAGAACTTCACTTAGTAGTTTCGTCTTGTTGTCGCTCATTCGATTTACTCTTAGGGAAAACTGTGAATAGGGATGGAATTATGAGTATCCATAGTGATGCGTTTAGATGTACAACCATGTACATGAACGCAGTCCAAAGGAATATGTTCCATGTAAATGCCAGTAACACCATCAGCACTGTGGCTGTATTATCGTTCATTGTGTACTTTCCTTTTTGCCCATAGGTATGTCTGTACGAATCCTGTGTAATGAATCAATCCGCGAGCCGTACTCCACTTGCGTTTACACGCTAGAATGTGACGGCGATAGGTGCGCATGATGTGCGCAGAATCAGGATGTGGATGTGAATAGTCAACCATTAGTAATTCTCTTAACTGCCATTCTCACAAGATGTTCAACAGGTTCATTTCCAGTCCCGACAATGGGATCAAGTTGTGCGACAACATACTTGACTTGTTCGCGCAGTCTATTGCGCTCGGCTTTTACCTCCGCGAGCCGCGCCCCCGCTTCCCGCTGAAGCTCCACGATGAATTGATCTTTCTCCGCGAGCCGCGCCTCTACCGCCGACCACTTGTTGCAGGCGTCCTTGCAGTTTTCTTTCCACGCCGCAAGCTCGGCGGCGAGGGCGTCACGTTGCATCAAAAGTTCTACCGCTCGTTCGTGGCTAGTTTTGGTCATGGCTTCACCGCTCATCTTCCACCACAGCAGTCAACACACAATGCTGACTGCGCGGAAGGTCTTTCTCACACTGTTCGATTTGTTCCTTCGCTTGTTTGAGTAGGGACGATGGTGTATTCAGTAGAAACACGATCAGTACCAATCCACAAATGATGCCAAAGAAGAATGCAGGAATAGCGTCACTCATACCACACCCAATGTCTCGGGGATTTCCTTTACCAGTTTTTCAGAATCGTATTCGGTAGTGTCGTGAATCTCTTGCATTTCAGGTTCCAACGGCTTAAAGCGAGTTAGATCAGCCATCATGGTAGCATCGGATTGAATGATAGGTAAACATCTACGTAGCAGTCCTTCCAAATGATCCGCATACTTTTCCAAGGCTTCATGATATTCGCAGAAATTATCAAGACTGAAATGAGCGGTGAATGTACTCTTTCCATTGGCTGACTTCGGGCAGAAGTCAATTGATTTAGGTCTTTTCATATCGGCAGCTTACCACTTTTCTCAAGATAGTTTAAATCAGCAAACGCTACTTCCAAATGCGATTTCAATAGATCGTTCACTAGCGTTGCTGCCACTTCCATTTCCAATCCAACCTCTTCACAGTACGTCACCATTGCGTCGAGACAATCGGTATTGTACTCATGCATTCGCGTCAGTATCTTCTCTGAGAAGTCGTTCTTTTCTTCGCGTGTGGGCATCAAGTTCTCAACTGATAGAAAATGTGGTTTCCAATCTGGGCTACTCGTTCCATCTGCCGTGACCATCTAGGTCTAATGTAATTAGCGTGATAGAACAATGTGTCTGTACCTATAATAGCAGATTTCGTGCCATAAAGCAAGACCTCTTCTGCGACTGCGTAAGCTTGTTCATAAGCTGACTTAGACTTAGGAACGTCTGGTCTTCCGTCTAATGTCCATGAGAACTGAGCTACCTTGCGTCCAGTGCGCCGATCCTTATTCTGTTGCCAGACTACGCCACATACCGTCTTAGGGTATTGTGGATGTTCGACACGATTGATCGTGACCTGTGCGACTGCAAGCTGCCCCTCATACGGTTCACTCTTTGCTTCGAAGTAAATGTTGTCTGCGAGACACTTTACTTCTTTTGCGGGAACGTCTGCCGGAATGCGAACAGAGGGTGCCATTACAGCATCGTAAATGTTACCCAGTTCAACAATAAAATTGCTGATGGAACTTACGATGGGAATGGGTTGGTTAGTTTCTGCCATGACTGGCTTTGTCAATAGAATCATTACAAGTATCATTAGTCGGCGCATGTTATTTTCCTCCATGGTTGCGACTTCTTAAAAGGACAAGGGGAGTCGCCTCCCCTTGCCGTTGATCCTTTCTGTTGCCAAGAGGATCATGCTCCGTCTAGATCAGGCAGCTAGTGCCATTTCCTGCGAGTAAGTGCTTTCGTTTGCATTTACAGTTTTTGCGCTGATTAAGTCAGTCGCCTCTCTAGTGGTCCGTTCCGCTATCTTACCCTGTCGAAACCTTGACTGCCCCATCAGAATCACAATCCAAATCTTTAAGCCTTTCACTTGTTAACTGAGGACGCCTTCAAACGGTCGCCTACTGGATTGTGATTTTGGTGGAGCAGGCGGGAGTCGAACCCGCGTCCAAGACACCTTCACTTCACATCATACCACTATAATCGAATTACTTGTTCTTCCTTTCTGCCCACCATGTCTTGACCGTAGCGACCAAAACAGTGAACCAAACTGGTTGAGGTAGTAGCCATCCAACGGCTAGTCCGACGAGTGCTGTTAAAATTGTCATTTAGAATCTCCATCCGATTGTGAGTAAATCCCTGCCGTAGTTTGGCATACACGATCCACCCGTTGAGAAGTGATGTTCCTGAATGTGAATACGCTCAGTGAACCGATATCGCGCCAATATAGAGAACGTTGTTTGGCAGTTGTAATCAGAAGGTACATTGAAATAGGCAAAACCAATACCCAATTCCGCTTTCATCCATCCATCAACCAACATAGCATGTACTACAAATTGATTCGACTGGTCTTCACCCTTGAACGTGGAATCACCAATAAGGTTGAATCCTAGTTCATAGTCGGTCTTAACCGGTCCTTGTTCTTTCCACGCAATCGTCAATCCCACCGTGGGCGTGTATCCCCGAACGATAGTCGAACCACCGTTGAAGTAGATTTCTTCTGAACGAGCTTCCTTGCTTAGAAGGAACAGATACGTCAGAATAATAAGAACGATGAATACAACGGCACTGAGTGGATTTCTAAGGAGCTTCATGATTCAAACCTTATCCACGTTAGGACCGTTAGAACCGCCGCCACCACCGCTGCCGGAACCAGTGTCGTCAGTTTTCTTAGCCTTGATTTTCTTCCATAGGAAGTAGCCGAAACCACCTACTAGAGCTAGACTTAACAATACAACTAATGCGTCCATTTGATTAACCTCTGGGTTTTGAGAGTAGAAGAACTAGAAGAATAACACCACATACAAACGTCAATGCGTAGATCATGCTGCTTTCTTCTCTTCGTATTTATCTCTCCAAGAGATTAAAGACTTGAAATGGGGTGAGAAGTCGGCTCGCGGCAGCTTGAATACCTGTGCGCTAGTCTCACCATCTACACCAATCAGAATCACGCCTTGCTTGATTTCAATACCCGTCATTTCCTGAAACATGAACGCATATGCGGTCAACTGCATGAAATAGCCGTCAAGATACTTCAACTTCTTAAGACGTAATGCTGTCTTGAAGTCCACGATGGACATTTGATTGTCATATTTTCCTACAAAATCGGTCGTACCGGCTAATCGTAGCTTGTGGGAAAACAAAGGTTGTTCAATGCCATGAACTTCTGTGATATGTTCCTCAATGTCCCGCTTCATATTCACGAAGACTGCCTTGGCATGAGGCATCATACTTTTAGTGAAATCGGATGTAGGGTAATTCAGTAACAGAGCTTCAAGAGCTTCATGAACAACGTCACCACGATTGGACGCATGAGTGGCAATGGCTTTAGCTTCTGCATGACCAATTCTATTCTTCCATTTGTCGATGGATTCCTTGTTATGATCAGCAATGACAGTGGTTACAGACGGATATCGTTTACCATCCGGTGTAACGTAAATCCTTTGCCCATCTTCTGCTGTTTCTTTCAACAAACTCGGAAACACATGCTTTACATGTTTAAAATTCACAGGAAATCCATACTCTTATTAGTTTTAAATCAAACCCATCACAAAGCCACACAGTCATTATACATGTGTCTCCGAGGAATGTCAAGCCTAATTCAAACTATTTTAGGTGATTCCTAACTCTAATTTGGATAGAATGTAAGCCTTGACCAATCCGCTGCGCACGATATCGTCAGGACCGAATTCGATCCGTTCGAAGTATTTGGTGTCGTCCAGAATACGCAGGAATGTGTGCAGTCCTTCACGATCAGAACGCTTTTGCAAATCAGACTGCCGATAGTCACCGCAGAAGATGACTCTGGTATTGTCACCCACGCGAGTAATGACTGTATCCAATTCCTGTAGGCTCATGTTTTCGCATTCATCCACAATCACGATACTGTCCTTGAATGTGAGTCCACGTAGAAAGGACGTAGTTGTGAAGTGGACCATTTTCTTCATCTTGAGAATATCGTAACCATCGCCGCGACCAAACAGTTCATCACAAATCTCACGATAAGGCTCTTCGTAGACCTTAGATTTCTCGTCCACCTTTCCCGGCAGGAATCCCATGTCTCTTGACGGTACTGTTGAACGGACGATAATGATCTGATTGTATTGGGTGTCTTGTCTGAGTATTTCCTTTAGTGCGAGGTAGAGTGCGAGATAAGTCTTTCCGGTTCCTGCGACTCCGTGGAGTAACAGATGTTGGTCAGCGTTCCATGCTTCAAAGGTTGTGGTCTGTGCATAATTCAACGGCTTTACATTGCGAAGGGAAAAGTGTTCTGGACGCTTCTGCTTTTTTGCTGATGACATGGGATTCCCTTTTGGGTTGCGTAAATGAAAAAGGCAGGCACCCTTACGAGTGCCTGCCCCGGCTGAATCACCTTGAATGTCGAAATTATCTTGCTTTGCGAGTCGCTGCTTGCTTCGCTTGAATCTTGGCATGTTTCTCCACGATGTTTTCTGCTTTGATCTTCTTACTTGTCTTGTTCTTAGTATAGTCTGAGGCGAGTTGAGTATGAGGATTTTGTTGTCCGATTTTGGCTAAAACTTCTGCCCAACCGGGGTCTTTCTGTGCTGCAATTTCTGTGACTGTTCTATTTCCTAAAGTATGTAATACTACACCTACTTGGTCTACAACTCTTTCTAGGTTGGGATTATTCTTCTTGAATTGGTCATATTCTGACATACGCATGACGTATTCTTTTGTCTTACCAGTCTTTTTGTTCTTAAACGTATAGGTTGCCATTATTTGTTCTCAGTCCACCATTCAGGTTTTTCGCGCTTTTTCCAATTGGCGATATGGTATTTATACTTTATATAGTACGTGCGATAAGCTATTACTGTGTCTGGATTTTTTGAGTCGTCTGGCATACATTGCGGCGGGTCTTCCATGATCAACGAATCCCCGATAGGGATATTGTACGGAGCGTCTAACAGAAGGGGAAGCAGTCTTTCAGTGGCATGTGGTTTGCCGTATCGATAGCGGAACTCACCAATAAGAAAATACAGTAGATCGTGAACCCAACGATAGTGATCAAGTTCGCGTCGAACCCATACAGCAGACGGATGATTTTTGTGGGTAGTTTTATAGAGAACGTTATTTCTTTCATCGTAAAGTGTCCCGTCGAGACTGCCATCTAAAACACGATGCGCAGTTGAGAGCAACTGCGCATATTCAAGAATCATCTTGACCGTGTGTTTGTCGTTGTGATATCGTGCAGCGGTTGCAGGATCACGATCAAGGAAAAAGATGTTCATGGTAGAATGTTACTAACCTATTCCAAAAAGATTTCTTCTTGCCGGGTGGATCACCCGGTTTCTCAGTCATTCCTGAAAATCCAAATCTGAATTATGCTAAGAACGGCGAGGAACAGGAACATTCCTTTGCCTACAGGATGCGTTGACGCAAGACTGCAAGCCACCATGATGTTTGACTGTAGTGCGTGATATTGCCACGTTTTCATGATTAGATACCGAGCGACATACGAATGTCGTCCAACTCAGACGAGCCGATTTCGGCAATGTCGAGGTCCGCGTCGAGAACCGGAATGGAACCGTCGTTGTTTTCAACCTTTGTGGTGTTGACAACCTTCACGGTACGCAGGGTTGTTTCCTTGCGCGGAACCGGAGTCTTGTTCGCAATAGCCTTGTTAACGGCTCTCTTCTTGCGAGTCGGCAGAATGACAGATACGAGTGCATCGGCGTTGGTAAGCTTGTACGCAGTCACGGTGCGCCCGTTGCGCACAGAGTCAATCTCCGCACCGAACAGATTACGCAATGCGTGAATGTAAACAGCAAGCGCACCCTGATTAAAACCAGTGACTTGCTGCAACGCAGCCGGGGATACACCCTTGTCGCCACCGGCACGGAGTGCCGAGAACAAATCGAAATAGCGGGTAGTGGCACGGCGCGGACGCTTAACCTTAACCTTGGCGACCTTGGACACAGCAGTTTTCTTAGTAGACTTAGACATAACGAACCTCAAATTAGAATGATGAAATACAAATCAACGGGAACAGTATAGCACTAATCTGAGTCAGTGTCAAGCCCATAGTCACGATAATTCTTATTGTTCTTATTCTTACGATAAGAATCCTCGTTAGATTCTGGAACTAACCAATGCAAATTAGACTTTTCGCGCTTTTTGGCGCGGCGGGTATCCTCGGGTCTGCGACCAGAATCATCCTTACGAAATGTACGAGACATGTCAACTATCCTGTTTGATTAAAACGTCCACGATTTTCCAATATGCGTCACCCACGTTTTCAGCGTAGAAGATTTCGGGTGCGGACTTCCCGATGACTAGGTATTTATTACAAATGAATTGCCCGAATCGGAGCGAGGTCTTGCCGTGTCCCCAATCCTTCGCCCATGCCAGATATTCAGTCTGTAGGACATGCTCATCAAGTGTATCGTTGAATGTTCTCATAACATTAATGCACCACACTAACATTAGCGTTGTTAGCGTAATAGTGACTGTTACCAACATGGAAATGGAGCGTTTTGTCTACGGTATCCACTCCGATTAATTCCCTATCTTCGAATGCGATATCGCGATCCGCAATACAGACAGAGAAGTATCTTAGTCGAAGTCTCTTGCACAAGAGTATATTTCGAACCGGCGCGAAGGACGTAGGATTTCATATTAGCACATCACGCCGGGAAGAAGAGAAATGTTTACGCAATGCTGCGTATCACGAATACGGAACGGTTCGCTAGTCTGCGCCATTCCACCTTGTCTATCGCCCTTTAGACGCTGCACCAGAAGTGTCTTGTCGGTCATTGACAAGACTTCTACTGTCATGAATTCAGCGTATCGCCCGGTCTGCCCATAGAACAGAACATCACCAACCTTGATTTCTTGTCCGATAAAGTCTTTCACAGGTCGAGTACCTTTCTAATTTCTTCTGGGCATTCGTAATCCTGATGCGCAAGAAAATAGTCGCGCATCATGATGTACATATCGCGAAGGTCTTTCGACAATTCGCGAAGGTCTTTTAGTTCCTGATTCGTGTTCCTGTTAGGACAGGTAATACACAATCCACGTTTCAAGTGATCTTCACAATCAGCCCGAATGCCGGGATAGTCGTCAAGAAAACGATTGCAGTATTTTGACATGTTATGCTCTTTCGAAAAGATGCCAGACTGTGCTATTTATTCCACCTTCGAAGCATCGAGAGCTTCGATAATTTCACCCAACACTTTAGTCATGGTGACTTCACAAGAGTAAATGACTTTATCATGATATGGCACTTCACCATTACGTTTAAGTGACTGCGCAGCATATAAATGCTTGTTATAATCCACAACAAGAGCGTTACGAAAAGCTACAAGATCATATTTCATATTACTTACTCATGGGAAAAACGGTTTCGGAAAGGTCGATGTACTTCCGGCGCATGTCGGAAGCCTTGCGCAGTTGAACCTTGAGCCATTGCGCAGTGTGCGCACGCTTGCGGAACCAATTCGCATTGAGTTCCTTCCACTCTTCCGAGCCGTGAAGCTTCGCGAGTTCCTTACCGGCAAGCTGCGCATTCTGGTCCGCAGCGTCACCGAGAATCTGACGGACCAACGCAACCTGAGTGCGTGTAAGTGTGATTTGAACAGTGTCGTTTTTCATATTACGATTCCAGATACTTGACGATGAACTTTGCAGCGGCTTCGTGCTGATTGTAGCGGAAGAATCGCGCAGACTCATAAGACTTTTCAGACGGGATATTGGTATTCCGTTCGAAGTCGTTACGAGTGCCGAAGTACACAACGATATCGTCGCTGCGACGGAATTCCGAGAATGCGACCTTGGCGTGATCGTGCGAGGCGAGGGCAAAACCCTGCTCGCGACAATTCACGTAATCTTCAACGAGAATGTAAGAGTCATCCTTGCTGTTCTTAGCAAGACGCTTCACGATTGCGAGAACCTTACGCGCTGCCGCGTCATTGCGATTGATGATTTTCACAGTGTAACCTCATAAGGCTTGTTCCACGTACCGATGTTGACCGACACGTACCAACCTACGTCGAAATAGTCGGTCTGAATGTCGCTGCGGTCATGATTGCCGATGTTCATCAGGCGAACGAGTTCCACGATAAAATCGCGGCACGCGCCAGTGAAATGCTCATGGCACCAGTACGGATTGACCTGAATCGCTTTGTAGTCCGCAAGAGTCTGCGGGGTCGAGTGCGGATACTTTCGCGAATACTGCTCATGGCAGGCTTCGAACGAATTCACGCAAAGGTCGAGCTTGCCGCTCTTGATGTTGACGACAAGCGTAGAATGATGATGAACGCCAATCGAAGCCTTCACGCCATACTTGGCGCAATGAGCCTTGATAGCCGGGGAGAGTTGCGCTTTGCGCTCTTGATTCATGTGTGCCATAATTTAGTAAGTGTGAAAATTCGACGGGAGCGGCGTTAGTATATTGCGCCTAGTTGTGCCGCTCCCGTCGTCGTTTCTATCCTCTTCCCATGTGCGCCGTTGCGGTCCTATCCTTAGATGGTATTGACCGCACGGCGCGATTCAGTTTTCCATCCGTAGCAATCTCACTCGGTTAGCGCAGTCATGCTGTTAGTGCGCACCCCACCGGTTAATGTGTCGGCTCACTTGGCTTCGTTCCTAGCGGGGTCATTTTGCTAGGACCGGTCATGGTGCTGTGCGCGGCTATCTAGGTGTCACCACAACTTACCCCTAGACGCAACCGTTACCGTGTCAACTACAAGTCCGTTTCCTCACTCTGTAATACCAGTATATCGAAACAGCACCGAGAACACAATATTAAAAAGCCTTTTAATATCAGTAACTTAGATTAGTCTTATAATCCTAACGAAATCAAGCACTTACGAATGCCTTCAGGACGCTCTAGGACCGTTTATAGGCAATTCTAGGGGTACCCTAGGCTACCCTACCGGGTACCCCTGAATCGTCGCTCTTAGAGGCTCGTATTGTACCTTACCTGACTAAAATAGGTGTCCCTGAGTAGCCTACCATCCGAGAATACCGGGACTAGGGCATTTTCCACAGTCTCGTCATAACCAATGGTTCTATACTCATTCCTTTCGTGAATGACCGTGAAGCGTCCACCTTTCGACTTTTTCGAAGCCTGTCCAACTGGATTCTTCGAAACGTCACGCCATACACCGTCGATTCTGATTGCCGAAGCTTTCATTGCAAACTCTTGCGTGTCACGATTCATGTGCTGTAACAATGCACCACCCATACCAAATGCGATGTTGTCGGCTGAGTAACCATGCGACTGATAATTCATCAGAATCGCTTCAATGGAACTTGGGTTTACACCATCACCCTGAATGATGCGAACGTGATTAAGGACTTTGAATCCTTTCGCGTTCACAGTATGTCCAAACTTCGCGTCAAGAATCTTAATGACGCGCAACGTGACTGCGACCGGATCACCAGAATCAGGACGAACTACAAGAGTTGCGCCAGAGTCGATAACCTGTTGCTTGAGGGATTCACCCCAGATGTATTCACACGCCTTGTAAATATCGTAGGAGTCAGAGACAACCGCGAAGATGGCTCCCGGCTTACCGTACTGATTCACCATGTTAGTGTATGCAGCGATTTCACCAACTGTCGATTTACCCCACGTAGTGATCGTGGAATGTTCTGCCGCAGGGATTGAGAATCCTGCCATTGGCTCGTTGTAGTATCTACGTGCAGCGAGTACACCTTGCACTGTGTCAGAACCTTGGAAGTTGACCAGATGCGCCATGCCACCGAGGGCTGCGGATTCGTTGGACGATACACCACGCGCACCGAAGTCATGCAGCTTGAATGGCAGTCCGGCAACATCACCCGTCGCTTCAAGATATGCTTTGATGATCGTCTTGATGTGATGTGAGATTGTTGCAACGGTCGTTGGATACCAGACTGCGCGAAGCAGTGCAGTTTCCAGATAGCTCGTCAACCAGAAACATTTTGGATCAGTGTTGACGATGGTAACTAGCGGAGTGCCAACCGGGACGATCAAGCCTTCTGCAAGTGCGTCGATATCAACTGGCAGCTTACCATCGTAGGTGTTGAGAATGTATTCCCAACCTTCACGATTGAATGGCTCACCATGTGACTTGAAAAACTGGTCAGCTTCATCAATGTCTGATTGCGTGAATGCTTGCCCCACAAGGTATTCCTTGAGGAACGCTTGCAAGCCGAAGAATACCGTTGCGTCGTGAAGACCGCCGCGAGATTCGATGTATGAGTAGACGTACTCTGTTCCCGGTGGATATTGGAGCCAATGGGAAGCCTTGTACGAGTCTGTGTTTAGTAATAAGTTGGTACGCATGATAAACTCCTTATCTTGCTGTTGTGGAGAGTGGGTCTATCCCACTCAGATTTCGATGGTGACAGATACTTCGGTTATGTCTGGACCGCGACCAAATTGAGTTTCCCGTGTGGTGAATTCAACCTTGTCGAAAATGATATTTTCGTTCTTGAACTTATCCTTGATGATTGCCTTGACGCACTCTTCAAGCTGTTCTTGCGTAAATTTCACTTGTAATTTCATGATATTATCCTAGACCTAAGAGGTCTGTTACGATATGGTAGTGATCTTCGAACATCTGTTCCTGCATTCTGATAAACTCATTCAGCGGAATCCATTTTGCACTTGCTACATCATCTGATCCTTTTACCTTGGGGAGAGTTTTCTCACCGATCAGGTCAAAGTGGAATGCCGTAGTAATTGTGCGTCCGCGCAAGCTTCGCGAAGGATGATCGTATCGCTTTTCTTTGCGAATCGAACCGCGCAGCTTTGCAGGCGGCACCTTGATTTTGGTTTCTTCCTCTAGTTCACGAATTGCCGCAGCATCGACTGTTTCGAACTGATTGACGAATCCACCCGGCATTGCCCACAAGCCTTCGCCCGGTGCAGCCTTGCGCTGTACAAGTAGAATGTGTCCGAGGCATGTGACCACCGCATCGGCTGTTACAAATACTGGCGGATAGGGAGCCTGTGACCATTGCAGCTTATAGGTACGAATGAATTCGAATTCCTTTACAAGCTTGTCGTATTCTTCTGGATTGTGTTCAATCAAATCATCCATGTACTCTAGGACTTTTTCGGGAACAGAACGTGCAACAATTTTGCGACCATTATTGCTCCATGCTGAATCACCGTTAAAATAGAGTTCACGAACATAAGTGGAATCGAGTCCATGTGTATTCTCCATTTCGATCTGATCCCAATTTGGGAAGAGGTCGAGATAATAAGACGTTACATCTTTGTGATGACCTACTAAGAAAATGTTGGGGAGGTCATACCAACCATATGCACTTTGATATGCTTTATCGACTGCGCGTTGAACGTCTTTGATCCACGCCAGTTCATTGTAGGGGTTGTCTGAAATGGAATCGAACATGAGTCGTCTACGTTCTGCAACGTCGAAGCAATCTTCGATCATGTGTTTACGATCAAGTTCAGAGAATGGATTGCGTGTGTCGGACGGCTTGAAAGCAGAACCGATTAGAATTAGCACTCTATCTGAGAATTTCAGTGCTTTGCGAATGGTGTCGATATGCCCGTTGTGCGGCGGCTGAAAACGCCCGATGAACACGGACATTGGTGGAGGTAGCGAGGCTGATGTTGTCGTTGTCATTCTAAGGCTCCCTTAGAGTTAGTAAGCTTGGGTCTATCCCTAGCTTGTGTCTACAGTATATAGCTAATTGGTCGCCTTGTCAAGTGCCAAATAACAGCAAGGCACCGATACCTATAACTATAATTAGAACTGCCATTGCGATTTTGTCTGCGTTGATTTTCATGTTATCCTCCGAATATCATAAACAGCCCTACAAGTACGGCAAGAGCTAATGCCATCAGAGCAAGTTTAAGGGCAATAATAAAGATGATCCAGAATGCCCAACCCAAGCCGATTACGACTGCGGCGACGATTGCGACAATTACCGGAATCGCGATCAAAAAGAGTAGAATACCGATTCCAACGGCTTGCCAAATTGAGGGGTCAGTTACGATTGTAGGGTCCATAAGTTACTCCATATACTCATCTGCCCAGACTGTTGCGTTGGGATGTTCATCTGCCCATCTATTTGCATGGTCCTGTGCATCCTCTTTATTATCATATCGTGTTTTTTCTAGATGTTTTCCTTCTGGACCCTTGCCATAATAGTAGAATACACCCCAATACTGTCGAGGAGACATTAGCCATTTAAGTATTCGATATATTGAGTAAATGGCTAAACAGAAAATAATACTAAAAGCAATCAGAAAGCTTTCCATTACATATCCCTCTTATCACGGAAGCCAAGAAAGACCGGGAATCGCGGCTTGTCTTTTGACCCGCTCGCGAAATACTTATACTTTACGATCTTGCCAATAATATTGCGCATTTCCCAAAGTTCTTTACGAGTGTCGGCATCGAAGCCTGTGCCAATGGAGAATTCCACTTTGGTCTTAAGGTCACGAACGTTGAGTGCGCCCAACACGCCCATTGGCTTCATGTTGGCTTTATGTGAAGAACGCTCAGTGTGTCCAAGAGCGTTGGTTGTCGCATCGTTTTGATTGCTGAGAAGTTGTTCAAGTCCGATAATCTCAGCTTCGGAATCTTCATAGCGTTTCAGCTTAAGAAGAGTGCCTTCGTTGGTGGAAGAGCGACCGAACTTGTATGGTCCCTTGTGTGCGCGAAGAATCACGCCTTCCAACCCGCGTTCTAGCTGTTTTGCTTCGAACGCATCCAGTGCATCCATGTCTGGAATGTTCTTATGCGGAAGAACTTTGATATGCGGTTCGCCGTCGAACTTCTGAATCGAAGCAAGCCGATCCACGTAACCATTCGCCATCTTTTCACTTGAAATTTCTGGTACTCTATCGAATACCCAGAATGTGAAATTAGGCGAGCCATCTTCACGCATGACTGCGGAGACTGTATTGCGGTAAACATCCTTGCCGCCGACGAATCCTACCATGAGTTCGCCGTCAAGTCCGTTGTACTTGACTTTGCCGATTTGCTTCTGCACGTATTCATTCGGAATCGGCTTAAGGCTGCGGCTCATTGCAACACCGTCAATGATGATGCAACGTACACCGTCAAGCTTTGCGCTTGCGAGTACGGGGAATTTCTGTTTGCTTGCGTCGAACTTACCGGCAAGCAACGGTTTGAATGTTTTACTCATAGTATTAGTATCTCACGAAACACATGGAAAAGTCAAGCATGAATCTAGGTTAACGATCAGGTACTTACGGAATTGCGCCTTGCGGCAATGGCTTTTCCGAATTCGTCGGGGTCCGCATCTAAGACGATTTCCTTGTAAGAGAACGATTCACCCGATGCGTGATCCTTTACGATGTTGTCAGGCTCGCGATAGCTGCGAATATTCTCTTTCGCCTTGAATCGCTCTTTCACTACTTCTGGATGATAGAATGATCGTACTCGCGCCGTCAACTTTTCCATCGCTTCACGCTCATTGGAGATACGGTCACGGCAGTTCTGTGCCGTGACGCGAATACCTGATGGAAGGTGACGCAAGCGCAAGCAATTCATATGCTTGTTCCGATGCTGTCCACCTGCAC